GACTATTCCCGTGCCCCCTGCTCCTCCACCACCACCTGCACCCGCACCTGCTGCTCCAGCACCACCACCGCCACCACCACCCCCACCAGAACCAGGAGTAGCACCACCACCATTAAATCCTTGACCCGGAGTTCCCTGTCCTACAGAGCCGCCACCTTGAGGTTCACCGCAACCACCACCAGAACCACCAGAACCACCTGTGCCACCATTGTGTGCTCCCCCACCACCACCCGTTGCCCAAATTGAAGATGATGCGTTTTGTATCCCTGAATTCGCTCCATTGAGTGAACGACCTTTACCCCAATAAGGTTGAAATGGTGATGGTTCTGGATAACCGCCACCCCCCACAAAAATTAAATAGGGTGAACCTGGAGTTACTGCCCAATTCGTACCCGCTTTATAACCACCAGCACCACCGCCACCACCGCCAGCACCACCTTGTAATGAACCTCCAGCACCACCACCAGCAACGACAAGGTAATCGACGGTAGTGGTACCAGCAGGTGGTATCCATTGTTGAGTAAATGTGAATATTTGGACTGTGTTGATTAGACCAGCAACACCGCTAGTTCTAATGAACCCGTATGCTCTGCTAGAACCAGAACCAAGTGAAGAAAGAATAGGAGGCATAAAATAAGTGAGTATTGGTTAACTCACTTATTTATACTTCACCCTTTGAGGAGTTGCTGTGCGGATTCGTTTTGTTGACTTTCGCCGAAGTCGTGAACGGATAGTTTGATGAGTTCTTTTCGGAGATTTTCCAACTCAGTTCGGTCTTGCTCAGATGCTGCCATCTTTGCTTCTAGGACAGCAATCCGTTTAAGTAATAGTTCTTTAAACATAGTCTTTTTCCTGTTTTAGTAATCGGTACAGGGTTTTATCGTGGTGCTTTTGTTGTTTAATATTTTTAAGTTCGCTTTCTTGATGCTTACGAAACTTAGTTTTTTCGGGTTTTTGAAACTTCTTGCCTCCAGACAACATCTCTATATATCTCCTTAAAAAATATGGTCTGCTATACCTAACTCGATTGCATCTTCAGGTGACAACCAAACATCGGTGGGGTTTAATAGTTTGGAACGTATGAGATTTTTCTGCATACCACATGCCATGAAAAGTACATCCACCATGCGTTCATTAATACGTTCAGTTTCAGCAAAACTGTTCTTTATGTCGTGATATTTTCCCGATAATTCGTGAGAGAACTGATGACACATCAAACTTGAATTCTTACCGATTAAACGCTTTCCTTTTGTGCCAGATGCAAATATAAGAAATCCAGCACTCATAACGTTACCCAATCCTACGGTAGTAATCGGAATTTCTGATTGATGCATGATATCAATAATTGCCAATGCATCATTTAGGCTACCACCCTCAGAATTAATATAGAGTTGAAGAGTTTCATCGCTAGGATTCCTATTCTCCGACAGAATCCATCGAATAGTTGCCTCGGCTTTTTCACCATCAATTTCACCAGTAATAAAATGATTATGACGTTCAAACGGTGATAGTTCGATTGTTTTTTCCATGCCAAGCATATGCCGTTCTCAATATAGATTTTAAGTCGTGTTTAGGTTTAAATTTGAGGTGTTTTTTAGCAAGGTCAATAATGGCAACAAGTCGTGGTGGATCACCCTCACGCTTTTGTCCAAATGTGTAATTGATAGGAGTTTTGAGTTCTTCAACCGCAGTGTGAATCACTTCCAATACTGAATGTCCCTTGCCAGTTCCTAGATTGAATAGAGTTGGTTGATTTGCCATTCGTGTCTGCATATAGTCAGCAGCAGCAACGTGGGCATCAGCAACATCAGACACGTGTACATAGTCCCGAATACATGTACCATCTTGTGTTCTGTAATCTTTACCATTGATGATAAAGCTATTTAGATTTTCGAACATTACTGGAATCAGATGAGTCTCTGGATTGTGCATCTCACCCATTTCGCCATCTGGATCAGCACCAGCAAGATTAAAGAACCTAAAAATAATGTGATTCAACGTGGAATTACGAATAGCACATTCCGCAGCATACTTGCTATTAGCATACGGATTGTTGTCTGCTATTTGGTCTTTTTCTGAGAGGTCTGTGCCAGAAGAACGATAAAGGCTGGCAGTAGAAGAATAAACAATATCACTAACATTATAACCCCTCATCATCCTTAAAAGATTTGTTGTACCTCCTACATTGACATCCCAAAACAATTCTGGATATTCTACAGATTCACCAACTTCAATACGACCCGCTAAATGAAATACTACATCGATTTGATGTTTAATAAAGGGTGTTTCTAAAAACATATCACGAACATCGCCAGAAAAAACATCATCCCAATACCGCATGTGGGATGGGAATTTTTTATCGTAGCAGATTGTTGTGTAACCTGCGTTCTTTAATGCTTTTGCTAAATGACTACCAAGATAACCTGCACCGCCTGTCACCAATGCTGTTCTCATGCATCTCTTTCTGAAAGGATAGGATTCTTGATTGGCCAAAAGAAATTGTGCATCGGATCATTCCACTTGATTGTGAACTGAGATTCGCGGTCATAGTATTCACTTAACTTGTAACTGAACACCGCTTCATCAGACATGACCAAATGACCATTACCAAACTTTGGTGGTATCAGCAATTGATACTTGTTGCGATCTGATAGTGTGAAGTGAAACCAATTATTGTATTGTTTAGAATCTGAATCACGATTGATGATGACCATATGAATGGTACCATACAGACACGATACAAGTTTGGTTGTTTTATTATCACCATGCATACCACGCAGAACATGTTTGCGTGATGTGGAAATACTATCTACGACAAATTTAGAATATGGAATCTCATCACGGTATTTTGTTTCATTGTATGATTCAAAGTTTGTACCACGAAAATCATCATATATGTCAGGTTGAATTAACTTCACACCATCAAGTACAGTATGTAAAACTCTCATCTTATGTTCCCACGATTGTTATGCCAGGTCCAACAACATATTCGGTGCTATTCTTTTGTTTCCAAGGAAATCCATTAGGATACTGCTTTTCGTTTTCAGCATTACCTTTGTCAAAGAATTCCTTATTAACTGAATTATCATTACCATCTAATCGATAGTTTAATGTGTATTCTTTAGTACAGGCAAAGTTTGGAAAGTATTGTTTCAGTGCCGCAAAGAATTGACGATCTGCACCCCACTGACCATACCATGTTTGACCAACACGAATAGCAACATCCCGCTTGACCATGAATGATGATGTATCAATGTGGAATGCATCTTTGTTGAAATAGATTGGCCACTTGCCTAATGATTCGCAGTTATCTTCACAAACGAATTCACCATCTTTATCAACAATCTTTCTTAATGAGTATGCCCAATCAGCACCGCCTTTGATTTTCTCAACCAATGCCTCAACATGATTAGGTTCCAACCAATTGTCCTCGTCAAGGTAACAAATAACATCAGCATTGACAAGAAAACCACATGCAGCATATACACGATGACCATACCAGCCTTTGCCAACATTCTCTTCAAGATGGACGGTTCGGATTCTGGATGCACCGACAATTTCTTTATTAACTGTATCAGCATATTGTTCACCATCAACATAAATGTAATGTACTAAATCTTCATACGTTTGATTATCAACTGACTCAATGCACTTCTTTAGTGTCTTTGCTCCGATTGTCGGCGTTACGACTGCTACTTTCATGTTTCACCTTTTTCTTAAAAATTGCATCCCAATTAGCATTAAACTTTTCCATAGGTATTTCTATGGGTCTTGGTTTTGATCCTTTACTCATTCCATGCTTTCAATATTAAAGATGATGAGTTCTTTTTGTCAGAACCACCAATACCATACATAAATCTCCAACCGTAAGCACCCGCTTCGGCATTGTTTGTTTCATTTCTATCACCACCATTGACAAACACAAAGTCACTTCCTTTAGTGTAATAATATGTTCTTACTTTGTCAAGAAAGTCATAAGCCGTGCCATCATCGTCGTTAAACTCCCACACAGAATCAACCCACTTAATTGCCAATAAAATTCCCTTGCGTTCTTCAATAGGCATAAACGGTTTACCCTTCTTGCGAGTCAACCACGCATCGGAGTTTACACCAACAACCAATCTATCGCCTAATGCTGCCGCTTGACGGAGCATAGCAAGATGACCAGAATGAATTGGATCAAACCCACCAGATACGGCAACTATTCTCATACGTTAATCTCCGGAAACGCTTCTTTAGCCAAAGCAACAGTCAACCCTTTAATCTTGAACTTGCCCTGAATGAGTTGAGCAAAAATAGCAGACTCATCTTTGTGAAGTGCTTCTAAAATAACTTGCAATTGTGATGTAGTTTTCTCAGCAGTAAAACCTTGTGGACGCATAGGATGATTCTTAATGAATCGGTACATCTTGGGCATTTCTGTATCCAAGTATGCAAAGTTCAATCCAGCAGGTTCTACGGCAGGTCGATACTTTTCAGGTATCTTGACATCCCATTCCACTTTCGGATTTAGAATCAATTCCAAAAAGAATTTGAATCGGGGATCACCATTTTTACGAAGAATGTGTATCTTTTCCTCTTTAGTTTTTGCATTTGTAAATTCTTGAATTATTTCAGAATACAGGAGTTCAGAACTCATAGTTTTTTCACTTAAAAATGTTAAATTGCTAAATAGGTGTAGGTCGCCGAATTACCAGTTCGCACCTACTCTAATACGAAAGGACCGTATCAGCATGAATATTTATTCTAATACTAATAATGAGTTTATTCAAGACCTAATAGAATGGTGTAGGAATAATCCCCTCGATTTATCAACAATAGAGAATACTAATGTTCCCCCGTGGAATATTGGTATACCGTGTTCGGTTGAAACTAAAAAAATAATTTCTGACATAAAAATGGGGCATTCTTACAATAAAGGTTGTAAGAATCCTTCAGCAGCAAAAAATCTTAAAAAAGTTAAACATAGAGCATTTGGTCAGTATGAAATAACTGATCCTACTGGTCAAACAAAAATCATAATCAATCTAAAAGAATATTGTAAAATTAATAATTTAAAATACCGTTCTATGTCTTCTCTAGCAAACGGAAAATGGCCATGTAAAACTTATAAGGGATATACGGCAAAAAAATTAGGTTACGTTAAAATTCATCAAGAACTTCAATTAGATTTTTAAGTTTGTTGGCTATCATATAATTCATGAATTGTTGTTTAGTTCTGATTTGTGTGCCTTCATAGACTTCAACAATTCGTTGCTTTAACTCATCAGGTATTTTAGTCAAGTCAATCAACATTTCATTTCGTGCATAGTTCCGCAACATATCTTCATTGCAGAATTCTTTTGGTTCTTGATTTAACCAAACTATAATCTTTGCTTCGGTAATTGGTTTCTGCCGACCACCGTCTGTGAATACGTTATCAGGTGACATGATGTTTGGAATACCATCACCTTTATCGCCACGAATAATCATCTGCTTCAATTGCACAGCAGGAAGTGGTTCTTTGATGAACTTTTTAAGAATAGGAGAAAACTGTTCAACATTCGAAAGCTTTTGCAATTGTGCAAAGTCTTTATCCGATGAAAGAATCATCACCTTTTCATGTGCAGACTGACGCATAGCTAGAACGGCGATGATGTCATCAGCTTCAGCCGATTCAACATCAATCACTTTGTATGGTGAGAATTCTTTGAGTTCTTCTTTGATCTTGTTCAGGCAATCGAAAATAGAACCCCAATCATGACCCGATGCATCACGATTCTTTTTACGAGAAGCTTTGTATTGTGGGAATAGATCACGCCGCCAGTAACTTCTGTTGTCACATGCAATTACAACTTCTGGTCCGTGAGTAGCTTTGAATTTCTTTACATAGGTTCGAATAACATTCAATATCATGTGTCGAACCAATGCTTCTTCTACAGGTTTTTTAGAAGAACCAATTTGTTCCATCAGGGATGATATAGCCACCTGATTATAATCAAATATTATCATTTTATAATTCTCAGTAATAATGTATCTGTATTGATTCTGCCAGACAACGCAGATTCAACAGCCTTTATACTATCTAGTGCAGTTCGCAAATAAACTTTTCCACCCTTTACGATTTCAGGCAAAATAGCTTCTGGTTTACGTAATGTCTTCTGTTTTGATTTAGTTTCGGAGTGTCCAGTAAGTGATGTGCCTGTAACTGAAAACCCACTAGCGTTTTCAGAAATATAACAACCAAGTTTTCGTGTCTTGGTATTGTACACCCAAAGTTGCGTTGCGCCTAAAATTGTTTTGGGGTCAATGGACTGTAATTTTAAATCTGCAAATTCTTTACAGTATTGCAACTTTGATAATATCTGTTCCGGTGTCTTAGTTTTACGTTTACGGGGTCTACGTGTTTTAACAGCTTCCCCTGCAAGCTTCATACCATCAACAATTACTTGATCACAATAAGCAATCAGTTTTTTTAATTGTGGTTTTGTAAAATTGGAATAGGCTTCTTTGATGAGACTATCATCCGTTGTCAAAATAGTATCATATTCTGCTCGACGCATTTTGAAATGTTCAACGATGTATTTGGTGTGTGCACCTTTTATTTGCAGACTATCCATAACCGCAATCGGTGCAGGACTTGCTTTAAAGTCCGAAAGTATTATTTCGTCAAGTTGACCTTCCAACTCTCCGATACACTCACTCGATTTCCGTTTAATATGATCTTGTATCGATATGACATTTCCAACTTTGGTAGGATTGGTAACATTAACAGTCCCCTTTAATTCATTGATTGTTTTCTCAAACCATTCTTTGTCTTTACCGACAAGAATGCCACCATTAGTAACGATACGGCAAACAAACCCAAAGGTCTGTGGCTGCGATTTGATACCTGCGGGTACAGCAACCTTTAATTTCTTTTTGAAGTAATCTGTGGCGTATTTGAGTGCGGCTTTGGCATCCCGATTTTGGGAATACCAAGATAGGGCTTTAGTCAAGTCTATCTGACTCAACTCAGCGGAGATTTTGGGTTCGGCACCCGAAAATATAATATTAACGTCAGTCGGCTTATTCATGATTTCCTCAACTACTATATATCTGCCTTTTAACATAAATATACCGTGAATGTCAAGTAATGTCTTTTTTGAACTATTTTATGTTTCTTATAGGAAAGTTATTTAAAGGACAAGATGGACCCGATAACGCTCTTTGCTTTGGCAAATGGGGCAGTCGCAGCAGTCAAGCAAGGCTGTAAGCTTTACAAAGAAATCGCATCAGCGGCAAGTGATGTCAAGGGAATCTTAGGTGACCTTGAGTCACAGTTTCAATTCGCTCATAAAGATCGTCCTCCTACCGTAGCTGAACACAATCAGTACATTCAAGAAAAGAATCGGGTAATTGAACTCAGCAAAAAACAACCCGATGATGTCTATACAGCCATTGGTGAAAGTTTAGGTGCTTACTTTGAGAACATGGCTACGTGCATGGCAATCTTCCAAGAAGAAGAAAGGCATGACGATGAAGTCTACACAGGTACCGCAAGTTTAGGTAAACGTGCTCTATCAAGAGTTTTGATGCAAACCAAACTTGTAGCAATGCAAGCTGAACTTCGTGAAATTATGGTATATCAATGTCCACCTGAATTGGGGGATTTGTATACACGTGTTGAAAAAATGATGGAAAAAATGCAACAGCAACAAACCATTGCTATTGCTAAAAAGATGCAAGCTGAAAGAGAAGCGGCGGCAAGGAAAAAAAGAAGACTTGAAAAAATACGGTGTGAAGCATGGAAGTATGGTGTGACCATACTTTTTATTTTGTACATCTTTGTATTAGGTTGGTCAGTTGTGGAACTGCGAATAGAACATTCACCAGAGTTGGGTAGATGTCTGATACCTAAAGGAAGTTGGTTATATGATCGATACAATAACCTAAAAGGAATTGATTGTGAGATACAACAATAAAGGGAACCGAAGTTCCCTTATTTTATCGATTTGCGATGTACATGGTAATTTCAAAACCAAAACGCATATCTTGTGCCGAGGGTGTAGTCCACTTCATAGTCTTCTCCTTAGTTGGTACTGCTGTTCTATTTAATCATTTCTGATCGTCAGAAGACTCAGGATTTTCATTAATCTTTGATAATGTCCATGAACCATCACCGTTATCAGTCCACTTCAAAGTATCGCCTGGTTGCCATCCTGCTTCATCCATAACTTCTTGTGGAAACTCCAAATACTCATCACCGTCTTCAAACTTCTGTACTGTTAACGTCCAAGTTTTACTCATTTGACAAATATTTCCTTTGGTTCGTTATTATTGCCATCTGGATACTTATATGCCAGAAAACCCTCTGAATCTATGTAAGAACATCCATCCCAAAAGTATTCTTTTTGTTTAAAATACGCAATTCGTTCTTCGGTATATTCATTGATATCGATTGTTGTCGTACCAAGGAACTTTTGCCAATTATCATCGGCATTCTCAGCAACTTTAATTGCTTGTGTTTCGTCATTTGCCTCAACAACGTACACGTTACGATAAGTCATCAATTGTTCAACAATATATTTTGGCATGGTCACTCCGCAAGATTAGAAAACGCTTGTTTTACTTTTAATTTAAAATCGCCACCAGTTACATAATTTAGGTAGTCTTCAAACCAAATTTCCGATTTGTCGGTTTTCCGACAGATGCAACCAGACAGTCCGGTACCCACTAGGTTGTTCACATAAATGATTGGATCGGCAAGAATGGCTTCAAACGAGTCATCGAACACTGGAGAACCGTCATCAGCCTGTGTAAAGAACGCCAAATGGAATTTATTGCCCACATCTGACGTTTCTACGGGTTTGGCATTTGCCATTTCTGCTTTAAAGTTGAAAAATGCTAGTTGATAGCTTTCTTCAGAGTCTTCATAAGTCGGAACGAAGTAAAATCCATCATATTCTTCGGGAAATGTCGAAATTTCGTCAATTTCATCGTCTACTGGCTTATTTTTTTTGAATAAATTCATGTTTTTTCTTTAGGTTTTGCATAAAAACATTAACGGATGCATAAAAACGCTATTTTTCGGCGTTTTCGTCAAAATCCCACATGCGAACATGGAAGTGATTGCCGCAAGAATCGATTTCTCTCTGCGGATAACCTTCTTTTAACATCCATTTTGTCATGTCACCATCGATTTCTTGATCATAAACCTTTGGAAAGCCGTATTTCCAACCCGCTGGTGGGTCAACCCATATTTTTTTAGTAGTCATGGTCAGATTTTCACATAAAAAATCAATTAAGTCAAGGTCGGATAAATAATATCATCATCATTTTACTGGAAAACCACATGGCAAAAGTTAATACCAAAGAATTAGCACAATGTTTAGCACTTTCATACTTTGCTGAACATCCAAAATACGAAAAACCTGTTGGTAACAAAGATACTGAACATGCCATCAGATTCTACACGCTTTTTTCTGGTAAGGAAAACGTTACTAACTACAAGAAAAAATATTTATCGAATACTTTTCCGATTGATAAAGTAAAAACGGAATTTGCCGTTACCAAAACTGCCACAGGTAAACCATCATTTCATACGACTGCTAAAAAAGTTTACAATGTAGCAAGAGCCTGTGTGGAATCTCGAATGTTTAAGTTTCCGCTAAATCAATACGAATTCCTTGATCAAGATGATCCATTCACCAAGACAGTCAAAGACAATTGTCTTACGAATATCAAAACAGCATTTGGTTATCCAAAATCTGTAAAAGTTGACATCTTTTCTGCTGTTGATGTATTCTTCGTTAAGTCATCAGAGAAAAAGAAAATCATGGATGACTTCAAACGTACATTTAGTGATCCTAAAACCATTTTGAAAGAAGGGGTATGGGGAAAATCTGGAACCAATGACTATGCAAGCATGATGGGTAAGTACATGAAGGAAGGAACGCTGATTCCGGTGTCATTAAAACTTCCTACAAATGTAACAAGTTTACCGAAAATATCATTGGTTAGTTTAGATACGAAAAATAATTCCAGCGAAGACATTGATCCGTTTATGAAGATGCTTGCGGCGATATTAGATGAACCCAATAAAACCAAACATATCATTGATACAGTAATTGAGATTGACTTTGATAAGTTTATTATGCATGAGTTGTTGAATTGGGTATTTCCAGTAAACTTCAATTTTAAGAAGTTAATTGATCGTAGAACCAATCAACCTCTTGAGGATTACAATTTACGATTCAATTTGTATGCACAAGGTCACAGTGCAGGTTGGAATGGACAGTTTGACGCTAGTACCCGTGAGTTTAAGGACAAACAGTGGGTTGGTGGTGCCAGTATTCCAGCATTTGAGCGAATAGCCAAAGAGTATCCAGAATACGGTAGAACAGTCAAAAAGATGGTTGAACTTAGATTGTCGGTATTTGATAAGTTTACTGAAAAACTTCAAGCAAAGAATCCTGAAGCATTTGAGAAGATTAAAGCATTGAAGACCACGGCACATTCTGAGTTGTCTAAACAGAAGATTGTTTATGGAACTTTAGTGAAGGGTGTCAAAGAATTTTTTGATCGGTACGATGATTATACTGGTAATAAAGGAATCAACAGTACTCCATCATACACTCAGTACCAGAATGAATTTATTAATGCAGTAAGACATTTCGATAAGAAGTATCCTGGTGCAAAAGATACCAGAGTTAAGACAATCAAAGCACACTTTGCTCATGCTCAGATTTCTTACTTTTTAAATGAAGGTAATAAGAACTTTCAATTGTACTTTAAACAAAAGATGTTTGTTACCATCTATGGATTAATTACTAAGAAAGCACATAAAGTGTTTGACTTGGATGATTACACTGGAATGCGGAATGCCATCACACAAACCATTCAGGATACTGCTGGTAAGGAGATAATCCATGAATTCAAATCAGCACCTCATTACATTGTATCTTAATTACCATTAATAACTTCAATGGCGACACAGCATTATAACCACACTTCGAAAACCTTGTCAAGCTTTATTTGCAAATATTTTGAAATAAAAAAAAGCCACATCACTGTGGCTTTTTTACCGTTAATTACGGATTAGTCGTGTGTACCGCAAATTCCTTGGATTTCTATGGCGGAATATCCTTTCTCCATTGCCAACATTTTACATTCAGTACGAAGGGTAGATGAGTATGACAATGCGCCAAACAGAATACCAAAAAATACTACCAATCCAACAATAAACTTCCAAAAATCATTTTCCATGTCTATCTCCATAAAGGTCAAATACTTTACCACCAACATATACTGCAACGAAATAAAAGTCCGGATTACGTAAGTAAGCATTACGAAAGACACCTTTGTTGTAGTCTTCGTAATAGTCTTTAGCTTCACCGCGAGTCTCAAACTCTTTTGTAAAAACCACATCGGGTTTTTTTCCGGTCATGTACCGGAGGACATCTACTCTATACATATTAAAATAAGTAAAATAATATAAACGCACCATTAGCTGCCGACATGACCAGATTGAACCAACCTTGTATATTCCGGTCTTCTTGAAAATGATCTACTGCCCAAACCCAAAACAGAGTCATCAGGATGAAGTTAAGCAGCAGCCCGAACATCGTCAGGTTCCTCCTGTATGATATTAAATCCGTGATCGCGTAATTCTATAGCATAAACAAAGTCTTCTGTATAGCCTATCTTAACACCTTTGGGATCAAGTATCCACCATGTAGTTTTTATCATGGAGCCTCTGAATCATCAATATAACCAAGATACTCCGTAGCAACATATTCTACCATTGTCGGAGTGACGCACAACATATTACTGATTTCTGTGACGCTTACATCAGACTCCAGCAATTCCATAATCTCTACAATCATCTTGTTCAAGCCACTCATGATATGTTTCCTTTATTGAGAAAGTACGCATAGTTTACCACTATTCATCTTCGGTGTCAAGTGCCTGTGGTATTTCTTTATCCAAGAATTCTTTCTTGCACATTTGACAACTATACTTCATGAATACCGACAATCCGTTATTATTGTCTAGGTGGGTGCCTTTAGTAATTCTGTCGAATCCGCAATAGATACAAGTAATCTTTTCAGACTGCATCTCAAACAGAAATTCAACGGCGCGAGGGTGCATTAACCTTCCAGCAGTGTACGATTCTGTATTGCCCAAAAGTGTTCAACAGCATCTTTAGCGGAACTCAAATCAATGTACTGACCAAGATGACGCTCATCATCCAAAGTAAATGTATATTGACCCGTATAGACCAAAGCAATGTAGATATCATTAGCCACCATCTTACTTACATGTCCTACTACTTTACCAGTATCAAGGTCATAGTAAAAGTGTGCTGAACTTCTTTCTTGCCATTCATATTCGTTCATTCGTGTCCCTCTAACCAATTATAAAAATTAACGACATCATCGGTACTATTAGCCCAACGATCAAACTCGGAATGGACACAACTTATATCCACAAAGAACTCACCACCAGTATACCACCAACGAAACCGATATGACCGATTCTTGTATCGTGCAATGCAAAACTTAAAGAAGTCCCGATCAATCTTGTAACCACGGCGTTTTAGCAGTGTCTTTAATTCAGATGGAGACATGCCATGAAGTTGATCACGCTTGGGACGTTTTGCCCTGTACTTGTACTTCATCGTGTATTCCAAAGTATTTTGCTATCTCAACACCAGGAGCAGCATCTGGATTATCTTTATCTATTTCTATACATTTACGGATAATCATTTCGGCGAATCGTCTTCCAGTGCTGTTCCACAGATCATGATGGTATATGTTGAAATTAGCATACGCTGCCATTTCATCTAGTACATGTGGATTCTCTGGCAGCAGTACCGTATTGTATACTCTATCAAACTCAGGAAAGTCCGACTTGGTTCGTTCAAAGTAGCAACTCATTATTCGACTCCAAAATGTTTTGCAATCGCCAACCCAACCCATGCTACACCTGTTTTCTCTTTATTATCTTCAAGCATAGTATCTACTTTATCAACCTGAGTCAAACATTCTCTCACAATCAACTCGGCAAACTTTTCTTGGTCAAAATGCCAACCATCTATTAGATGTTCATCCCAACACTCTTCTGCTAGTTCAGTCCATCGATCATTCATCATCTGCATCCTTGTGGTATTGTGCTTTCTTTTCGGTGTGACATATAATATGCTTGACTACCACATTCAGCCACAACCTCATCCCAATCATTATACTTCGTTGCCACTGGACCAGCGGGTAGCATTTTCATACATTCATTGAATAGTTCTCTACGTAAGCATTGATCTGCCACACGCTCATCAATAAATGGTTTATCATCTTTGCTACATGCTGCTAAAAGTACCACTGACATTATAATCAGTTTTTTCATTTGCAGTCCTTGTTCACGACAGTTACTTGATTGGCAGGAACAGCCGTAACGTGCATAGCATAGTCATGCAGATTGTCCCATACATCGGGTTCACCTGCAAATAGAAATACTAAAATTAAAATAGCAAATATCATTATTCATCCTCTTCAAAAACGGGAATTGTTAGACCATTGATCTTCATAGATGCTTTCTGGATCAACAGAGCAAATTTCTCTTCATTAGAACTGATTTTTGGACCAGGCCATCCTGTGGCATAGACATCCTCAAATATATCCTGAACTTCACTGTATGTCAGGTATCGTATATCACGTTTCATTCTCTTCCTTTCCACATATCAATCGCCTGTTGCAATTGTTCCATCTGTTTAAAGCGAATATCATCCATGATACCCATACCATACCCCGAATTCATTTGTGCTATAGACATATGAAAAAGTTTATTATAATGCTTCTCCAATACGTCAACCACCACATCGTATTCTTCTTCCATTATACTCTCTTCAATCGTTCTTCATGATGTTTATCACAGAGCGTTACCAACCACGAACCATTACGTATTTCACCTCGATTACCACAAATCTCACAGGTATGTTCCGACATATGTTCAGCCATCCAAATCATACCGTCAACCACTCTGTCGGTATTGTCAGCATAGAATCGGAGCGCACCGAACTTCTCTTTGACTTGAGATACCACAACATTAAATACCTCAAACTCAGATTTTGGATTGGTGTATGTGATAATAGCATTTGAGAGATGATCAATAATATCATACCATCCGTCACCACACTCGAAACCCCAAAAGTGTTGTTGGTTATAAAGTGTAGGATACTTATCGAGAAGTTTTTTTGTTAGTTCAGGACTCACATGTTCACCGTTATATAACATTTTTGACATAGTTGTTTGTGCATATAAGCTGCTTCCTCAAACGTATTGGTTATTTTCCATTTTTCAGTATATCCACCATCGTGATTGTATAGATGGGTTTGATACTCGTTTGGGGTATTAATATCACCTGCTTTCTTTACGGTGACTACCGTTTGTGTTGGTGAGTGAGATACAAATAGGATTTTCATTTTTTATCCTTCAACATGAGCAAGAATTTGTATGTTGGTCACTGTTACATCATGCTGATACATTAGTTCATCTTTGATATGTTTTATCATAGCAGTTTCATTCCATACACCCACATAAGGTGCTTTAGCGTCACCCGAAACTGATTTACCGGAACGGTCTACACCTTCCCATATAACATGAACCTTTCCTTTTCCGAACCAACTTCTGATCCAATTAATCATTTTCTCCGTCTCTTAAAATATAGTTTGTAAAGAATTGCATGTAGGAACTTTGGTTTACGCCAATAAAAGTAATGAGCACGTTTACCATTCTCATATGTCTGGTGTGTTCCTACGCAAATCTCAAATAACCACTTTGACCACAATTCACGAAACCTTTGCATGGGTGTCAGGAAAATGATAGTGGATTCTTCTGTATCATAGTCCGTTTCAAACTTCTGGATTTTGCCTTCATACCGACAAAGACCTTTTAATGGAATGTCGTAAAAAGATGTTACATATATGATATCTAGGTCATGACGGTTCATTCTTCAATGATCCTATAAAATTTATTCAGAGTATGTTCATGAATACGATGGTTCTTATTTGAAGACCCTTCATTGATCTTGGTCGAATTCCAGTGTCCATTACCGTTATGCTTGGATGTGAGTTTAATGCACACATCACTGGACACATTTTTAAGCACCATACCAATTTTATACCGAATGTTCATTTTTTAATTCCAAAATGTTCTTCGATGTAGGCAGCGGCTTTCAACTGACCTTCGTACAGTTCGTCATCCATCCCGCGATCATAGCACTGTTTCAGGCATTCGTCTACTATCATTCTGGCGAAGGTATACACATCATCCTCGACAGCCCACGATGACATAAAGTAATGACGAGGCGTTTCATGTTCGATGTAATTCAGTAAACCAGCATCGGTTCCAAGTTTATCGATCAGCCATTTGTTGTTCATGGGTTATTCCCATAGTAGGTGGATCGGTTCCGCATGGTATCCTCTGCGGTAAGTCCCAATCCAAAGTAGTCTTTTATCTTATCGGCATACGTCGAGGCGGGTTCACGATGATCCACACCCTCTTCTACCAGATCAATACAAATGTCTATGATATCCCTAGCAAACTCATAATTGAACTTGCGGGTGTCGTAGGTGCCACTCTCACGGGTCTGTATTCGTTTCTCGACCTTCTTGGCAATGTATTCAATACGGGTACTCATTGGATTTTCTTCCTTATGTACATAGGAACCCGCACATACCTGTAATATTTGTCTGCGAGTTCGGCGGTTGTGACCAGACACTTTCTATTATTATCGTCCATGTAGTAATTACCCAAATCCACGTGGCGATACCCATCTTCCCGATTAGCATCAGGAACCGTAATTAAACACATCTCTTCAGTCAGTCTGAATGGCATATCGTTTACCGTTAATTATGTCTTGCGTATTCACCATGATATTTTTTTCTAGCATCTTTCACTACGGATTCAGCTTCTTCTAGTGTATCATAATAACCTAGATGTGTATTCTTACCGTTTACTTTTATTCGAGAATGCCATTTTCGTTGAGCTTTACTCCAGTATACACCTTTAACCCCTGATGTATTAGTAACCTTGAGTTTTGAATTCATATTATTTTGTCTCTGTGTTACCTCTCGAAGATTCTCTATCCGATTATTTTCTGAATTCCCATCAATATGGTCTATCTGTAACCCAACAGTTAGATATCCATGATGATATAAAAAAATCAATCTGTGAAGAGGATATCTTGTATAATTAATTGATATTCGTGTATATCCCTGATCGTAGGCACCAGCGATATCACCTACTTTAATTCTTTTACCTATTTTTATCTTCCATATCAGATTACCATCTTCTCGATACTCAAATAATTCATGGAGTCTTTGTTGCGTTATCATAGTTCGTTTACCGTTAATTAGAGTTTAACTGGCTAACATGTTTTTATATCATCGAAAGCATCTTCTAATCGATCATACAAATCTTGTTCGGTTGTCGAAGAATACAAAAACGGTTTACCATCTTCTCGATGTATAGTGAATGAAATTCTGGTAGGGAAGTATATATCATCATATGCCAGTGTTTGTATAAAAATTTGATCGTATGTTTCTTTGTTCAATTCATCTTTAGCCTTATCCAACTCCAATTGCATAGCATCCAACTTCATTATATGTCTATTCCGTTTTCTGATTAGCTTCAAATACTTATTAAGTGCATCATTATCAATATCCATTATAATCTCCTATCGTTTACCGTTAATTCCATTTAGAATATATTCTTCAAAACGTCACATTCAATTGAATCAGAAATATGTTCCAAATCTTCAGTTAGGTTCTCAAGATCATTTGCATACTTACTATCACAATTATATAATACTTCATTCATCAACGATAATGCGTGTGTTAGTTTAGAGACTTGTTCAGATTTATCCAAAGGAGCATCTCGTTTACTAACATTAAAATTCAAATTCAAACCAAAATACTCTGATATAACGTCACCATTATTAGAAAGTTCAACACATCTCTTTATAATCATATCAGAAAATTGTTCTGCACAATATTCATTCAAGTCATCTTGATCGAATTTAGGATTAGCCTTATGGAGGCGTTTAGTTTGTTTTACTGCGGTTTCAAGAAATTCTCTAATTACACAATTCATCATAATTCTCCTATCGTTTACCGTTAATTACTATTTACTCAAGTCCACGTTTATGTGCTTACGTTTACGTCTAAGTGGTTGGGGAGGTAATCCATTGTAACACACGTATTTAAAGTAATCAGCTAACCGTTCCTGACGCTGGCGAACATCTTCGCGGAAAATTCTCTCAAACTCTTTAAAAAACTCAGAGCGTTCATCATCAGATAAAAAATGATTAGTTGATCCCAATGCTTCAGTTAAAACCCACTCCAGATGTTCTCTGATATCCTCTTCGGTTTTCCAATGACCAAGCTTGCGAATATAAACTATAAAACTTTCGATACGCATTATTCTGTGTGCTTCACATCTGATAAAAAAATTAGGGTCGAAAGTAGGAACAAAATCTTTATTAAGTTTCATTGTATTTTCCTATCGTTTACCGTTAATTACTAATTGAGCTAAGTTTACCGCAAAAAAATTTCTGTGTCAAGTTTTTACTGGAAAAAAAAATTTTGGATGCCAATTCATACACATACAAGAGTTCTCTTTCAAAATAGCATGTTCCTTGTAGCGTTCAGTACAGTAGTAAAATAGCAATTGTCGTTTTGGTATCATGTGTTGTGTATTTGCAACGCATTCAAAATAAAACTTGACAACGCAGCGTTTTTGTGCTGCGCTGCCATTCTGATAACTTAGTGCAAGTTTGTTAATTTCCAAGATTCTACCTGATCGCGCAAGTTGCTAAGATCGTAAGAAACCCAAGTGCCGATGCAAACCCCATTTCTTACCAATTTGGCAACGTAGCCCAATTTTCCGTATGTGTAAACTGTTTCAAACATGGCAAGCCCCCCGATTAAGAAATTAAATTAATTGCTGTTTTAACACCAGAATTTGCTGCGTCCACGGCATCCCCGAAAATGTCCTTAGTGACAGCAGGGTAAACCAGAGCTAACATAAACAACGCACCTGCAATAAATTTAATCATTGTCTGCCCCTAATTAAGCTGTTGCCAATTCGTAAACCCAACCCTCTGAGCGTGTAACGGTAACACTTGGAAAAACTGCGCGAACTGCTGCAAGTGCTGCAACCCATGCGTCATGTTCAGAAAAACCTAGACTTTCCAATTCGGCAAATTTTGTGTCGTACAATTTTGCTGCGGCGGCTAATTTTGTCATTTTGTCAATCCCCTTATTAATCAGTCAGTAAATGTATAATACCAATTATCGGTAAACGTGTCAACTGTTTTTTTAAAAATAAACCACTTGATTTTTTACCGCTTATCGGGTATAATGGTTGCAATGGTTCGAACAGCGTGTCTGGGGGTGGACGGTGACCCTGCGCGTTATATTAGTAATTTACTAATAGTAACGATTAACCTTCCAGTATAGCATAATTTTTCAGGATTGTCAAGAATTATCTGTGTGTTGCGGAAATACAACAATGACACTCGGTGCTTGACATTGGCGTGATTCTGTGTTATATGGCGCGATACTCTGAATGGTAATGAGAATAATTCGCAGTTAGCTGTACCACAATGTCCCACAAAAACACACCAAATCAACTAGTGCGTTTACATTGTGACTGACCAGTCATAAAACGACTGACAATACAAATTAATTTATTGTTTGCAAATACAATTACAAATGCGAATGATTCTCATTTACACTTTATCGATGGATACAAAAAAACCTGCTAGACTTCAGCAGGTAAGGGGGGAGAGTTGTTAATTAGTTAGCTAATTTTGGTCGTTGAATAATTGTCTGTTTAACACCTTCACGCAAAGCATGTTCTTTAACTGTGGCAACTATAGTCGCGGTTTCACCCTTCAATGGAAAACCTGATGCTTTGCCTTTGTATATAATAACATTCGCTTGTGCATCTTCACAAATGTGAATGTAATTAGTGCCGAATTGACTTTCCACACACACAATGTGCTTTACTGTGAGAGTAACTGTCAATTTATCACCCACAACGCCTACATGAGCGCGTGTAGCATCATTGGCGGCATTTTTAGCTACCCATGCGGCTTTACGTGCAGCCATTGCATCGATACCCTTTAAAATCGCAGCAGATTGTTTAATTGACAATTTGCCATAAGTATCAAACGCAGCAGCCATTGCACCTATGAAATTATCAGTATAGCCATGTTCGGTGCGACCAGCACCCAATGCAAACTCGATTTCACCAGCACGATCAGTATTTAAACGCCATGTTTTATTGGCATTTGCGATAATATTGCGCTTAATTGCATTATTGTATGCAACTTCGTTTTCTATTACTTTACCGAAAAATGCTGTTGTCATTTTGTCGCCCCTAATTAATCAACCAATGCACAAAGTATATATTAATCGGTAATCGTTGTCAACTGTTTTATGCTGTTTCTTTTTTGTCAATCATCTCAAACAATATAAATTTTGCCACGTTCAATTGCTGTCTTACCTGCTCTGATCTACCCATCGCTGTTAGCTCTTGACAATCCGACAATATACCTGCCACGACCATCTCAAGCCCTGAAAATTTCGCAGTTATACTATCCATGTATTCATTGCGTATTGCATCTTCTGTCATACCGAACATTTTAACTTGATCTACTGTAGTCATTTATCGCCCCTATGTGATTAACCAACAAATGAATTATCTCATAATCGGTAAACGTTGTCAACTATTATTTAAACTAATTTCAACAATTTATTGTAATTCTCTGGACTAACGAACACACTAGCAGTCGCAGGTTTACCGCAAAATACACCAGTTTCAATAATAGCAATATCGTTATCAATTTCGACAACTGGAGTTATACCGCCGAACTCTGGTGGTGAATATTGAGCGCAGGTAGTAATCTGACCTGTTACAATATTAACAATGGTATAACTAGAACGACTACCGCCATCCCAATAGGTATTTGACAATGTTATTTTTTCTCTGCTCTGAATGAATGCCTTGCGTTTTTTGTAACCTACTGGCATTAATCGAGCAATTTCAGGAAAACCAGATAATGTAACTGTTTGCATTTTTTTCCCCTATTAATTAACCAGAAATGATAGTGTACAATAAACGGTAAACAATGTCAAGCAATTATTTTACTAATTCGTAGGGTTTATTCCAACGTCCCACGTTAACACTTATATAATACGCTGTGTCAAAATAATCGGTTTGAATATCGGAATTGTCATAATAATCGGCAGAGTACATCGCAGGAACCAACTCAGATAATGCTGCTTTAGCAACGCCATCGAAGTGCTCTTGATACCAGTATGGATTAACCTGTATCGATTTTTCTGCACCTTCAAAACGGGGTTTTGATGCATTTGTCAAGTTATAATTACCGATAAAATCGATGCTGCCTGATTTGATTGTCAACACAATTGACGAATGATTATTAACCGACAAGCTGCCTTTGAGTTTATATTTTGCTAAGATTGGTTTGATTGCCGCCGCGATCTTCGCTTTTTTCTCTTGATTCATATATGCCATTTTTCGCCCCTAATTAATCAATCAACAGAACACAGTATATTATAAACGGTAAACAATGTCAAGCGATTTGTGCTAAAAAATCAAACTCATTTAATAAATCATCAATCGACTGCTGATGCGCTTCCCAATCGTGTGCGTACATATCCGACTGCTGAAAAGCTTGCAATGAACCCTGTAAATCAGCAAGTGCACATTTAATCGCTGCTATTTGTTGTTCGGTCATTTTCTCGCCCCTAATGATTAAAATGATATATTACAATAAACGGTAAACAATGTCAAGCATTATTTTAGATAATCGCAGTAATTCTACGATCTTTCAAGTGTACTTCCCTCGCGGTGAAAATAGGCTGCTTTGTGTCTGCTGTCACGAATGAATCATACAGATAAGGGTTATATGTCACCGATACGCCGTTGTCCATCGCCTGAACTGTACCGTACCATTCACCAACTACACCCGCATGGACGTTTTTGCGCTTTTCCAATAGAACACGCTTACGCCCTGCCTGTGATACTTTGAACGTAGCCTGACCGAGATTCAATTCTGACAAGTGTGCAATCACTCGCCCTTTGTCTGCACCTTCCAGAGCTTTGACTGAAAATACTTTCTTATGTAAATTGTAATAAACAAATACTTTCATTTTCGCGCCCCTATTAATTAACCAATGAACAGATTATATCAATAAACGGTAAACGTGTCAAGTGTTTTTTAGATGCCCCACGATATTTCTTTTCTTACCAATTTATTAAGCAAATAAATTGCCTTGTTTTTATCCCGAAATGAATTTCTAAAATCGTACTCGCCGATTCCATTACTATCCCATTTGACAACATAATAGGACACATCACCCGCACCGTTTTCCTCTGCTTCAACGGTATAAGTAATTTTGCCCTGCTTTGCCGTTTTTATTGTGTTCACCGTTTTATCGCCTGTCGCATCAATATCCATTTTGTCGCCCCTATTAATCAATCAACAAACGTATGGTATCATTAACGGTAAACAATGTCAAGCGATAATTTCACCGTCTGAATTTACCAACACTTCATTATCTGTAATTGTGACATTATTACGCAAACCCGCAACCATTGCCAAAAGTCTAGTTGCTGCTGCTTCGGGTGAAGTCTCTGCAATAAATGCAACCATACGCAATTCAGATACCAATGTCGATAATGTTACTGCATTGATACGATCACGCGAATTTTTATCCGATAGTGACATAGCAACGTCAACTAGTTTATTTGTGGTTTGCTCGATAGAGCGCAATTCATCGGTATTGAAAAGTAAAGACATTTTTATCCCCTATTAATTAACCAGAAATGATATGGTATCAAATAACGGTAAACGTGTCAAGCAATTTCTTTTAATAAGTGCGTTGCCAATACGACAACAGCCTGTGAATATGTACCGAATCGTACTTCACCAAAACGATCACGCAATTTACTAGGTGTTAAATCATTAATACCATCATATTCATTTGCTTGAATAATATATCCGCCATCATCTAATTCACAAATCGAGTAACCTTGAAGTATTTGCATTTTTTGCCCCTATTAATCAATCAACAGAACAAAGTATAACAATAAACGGTAAACGTGTCAAGTGTTTTTTAATAAGCTTCTGCCATATTTTTCATAAACTCGTCAAATATCAATTCAACATCGGCAATGCTCACATTATACTTTTCGGCGATCTGTCTAAATGACAACTCACCCAACGAAAATTCTTCCTCAATTTTGTAAACTGTGCTCATAATCACCTCACTAATAATTAACCAATGAACAGATTATAACCATTAACGGTAAACTTGTCAAGCATTATTTTACGTTTATTTCACCTACTTTGTTGCCATTTGAATCATACACATAATCCGAAAAATCGCCGCTTTCTCTGTAACGTGTAGCAATCGATTCTAGTATATCCGACAATTCTGTAGGGTTATCCTCAAATGCTGCATTGTCGGTAGTTATCTGAATAGTAATTGTGCTCATTGTATGCCCCTATTAAATTGACCACTTAGCTTCATTGTAACCATCAAGCTTATACAATGCTGAATTGATAATTTGATTAATTACTTTTTTGGCGGTGCTGCTTTCATAACCATCAAACTCGCATGACTGATAATCTAAGCATTTCGCTGCTTTGATTGCCTGAACTGGTGTTAGCAATTTTTTAGGGGTTGACGCATAGTCAATGGTTGCCGTATTTTTTTCGTTATAGCGCACATTGACACTTGTAATATTTGCATCAAGTAACGTAGTCGCTGCGGTTTGTGCTAAATCGGCGGTGAATGCATTATTAGCAACTGCAAAGCTTACCAATGATGCAATGTGCTCATTACTTACGATAAATGCTGACATTTTTTTCTCCCAATTAATTAACCAATGAACAGAGTATATCAATAAACGGTAAACGTGTCAAGCATTAATTTAAATATTTCCTGCTTCTAATCCAGAAATTTTACCTGTTGCTAGTATGATATCACGAACACGCTCACGATCTAAAGTATCACCGCAAAATTCTTCATCGTTTACATCTAGACAAGTGATGTACAATTGTGTTGCCAATTGGATTTGTTCTACGGTAAAACCTAGCGGATAGATGCCAAGTGCACCATAAAAACTAAATGTATAATCTACAAAATCATTGATGAATTCAGTTGTTGGAATGCTACCGCAATCAGTCATTTGTGTTGTCATTTTAATCCCCTAATTAATTAACCAATGAAAAGATTATATCAATAAACGGTAAACGTGTCAAGTGTTTTATAAATTAATTTGTAAATCGTATTTTGTATCATTAGTGTAACAAGTGTACCCTAAACCTGCATATTTACCCTCAATACACTCTTTATAGATTTTTCTGCAATAATTATTGAGTTCAATAAAATCGCCCACGCCCTCTGCAATCTGCTTTTTGGTTGTATAAAATGAAACACCATTAACAATGATTCGAATTTTCTTAGTCATTATGCAGACTCCTTCATTTTTGCTAATGTTGATTCGGCACATTCACGGGCATTGCTAAATGCATAATCATCCGATATTTCATGAAAAGCAGCAACCCGCACCCAACCAATATCATTGTATTCTACAAATTTTTGCACAATTAAGTTGTGTTCCTCAATTACAATTCGGACACTTGTCCCATACTCACTATAAATTCGACTCATTTTTTTTCTCCCGTTTATGCTACGCAATAACCACTACGAATCAATTCAGATGCCATGCGACCATAGGAACCTTGCAATTGCCATGCCAAGCCAGAATTAATTAGACTTTGAAACAATTCAATGGTTTGATCTGCATCTAATTCACCCGATTCGTATGCCATCATTTGTGAGACTTGATCCATTTTTTTCTCCCTAGAATTAATCAACCAACACACACATAGTATCAATAAACGGTAAACGTGTCAAGCATTATTTTACCAAAATTTCTTGGTTTTCCAAATCAGCAACTAATGCCAATAATCTATCGGTAGCAGCACCTTTATCGTATTCTGCCATCATTGCCACAGAACGTAGCTCTTTCATAATAACTGATAGATGTTGTGTATTTGATAATCCAATCGAATCTTCCGACCATACCAAATTAACAATGTCAAGTAAACGATTAGTTGTTTTTTCGATACTTGCTAAGTTTTCAAGTGTATAATTCATTTTACATACTCCAATAAGTTTCACTAGCAGGATTGCAGCACCACGGCGTATCAGCAGGTATAACCACATCTTTACCTGTCATTAGATTTTTGACAGTTTTTGTCGCACCTTCTATCATATAATGACGGTAGCTGCGTATTTTAGAATTACGATTTGTGTGCTTATTAACAACCTGCAAATAACTCAAACCATACGCATTTGCAAATATTGCATAATCGATATCTTCTTCCAGATACGCATAATCACCACGCTGATAACTAAAATTTGATATCTTACCTGCAATACCCAATTTTTCGAGTAATGCTTTTGGAACTTTCAACCAACCATGACCTGCATCTGTGTAATATGTGAATTTCATTTTTTATCTCCCAATAAAATCAATCAACAAACATATAGTACCAATAAACGGTAAACGTGTCAATCTCTTTTTGATGATGCCACGCGATTAATATATTTGTGTTCCATAATTACCACATCACGTTCAGCACCATACACATTAATCGGTGTATCTAATTTGACATGATGACTAACACCACCGCCATAGGTAACACGCGATAAACTCACCGTACCACGAATAGGAAACTCGCCCATATAATTACCAAAAACTGTCATACCTTCAAGATTCCATGTGCTCATAATTAAATCCCCATGCGATCAAGTAATGCATCCATGACAATATAGATGCCGCCAACGATTCCAACTATTGCAAAAACTATTTCTATCGTTTCCATCATCACTCCCAATCATCATCAGTATTATTAACAACCACAACGCTATTATTACCAATAATAGGTTCGTTGTCAACAATTATTTTTGGTAATTCAATTATTTCTGGTAATGTATAAGATAGCGCAACAATACCAATGCAAGTGACGATTAGTATTATTTGAAATAGAATTATAAAAAGAATAAACATCATTCATCTAGTATCGATAACTGTTGAACATGATATTCGTTTTTGATTTGTGCGATATAATCCTCAGTCAACTGTTCTTTTTTAAATGCTAACAATTTTTCTTTAGATGTGTGTGCGGATAGATTTATCCACGGAGAAACTTTGGTGCTAGATTTAGAATTAACTTGACGAAACTGTAAAATCCAGATGTATTTCATAATATGCCCCAATTAATTAACCAGAGCATATCGTATCAAATAACGGTAAACCTGTCAAGTATTATTTTGCTGGAACACAACGGTAACGCTCAGATGAAATACCCATTGTCTTTGCTGCATCTTTACATTGTTCTGACGAATAAAATGTAGCAAGATAACGCCAATCGTGTGCCTGTACCAATGATGCATTTGAACCTGACATTGCAACTACGGTATAGATCATCAATGCGTAATTCATGATTCACCTTTTAATTTAATAATCATATCTTTTTTAATGCACAATTGTGCATCGCGTGTACGCAAATAATATCCGCTTTTAGATATACATTCTTGTTCAAATGCATCCCATTTATTTTTTTCTGTTGCAACCACAAATGCTGTTATACTACCAATGATAAACAATGATATTATCAAACCTATTTTATCATCATATAATATCATTTTAATGGTATCTGTTCTTTTGGTGTAACCCATGCACCCGCAGCTTGTAAATCTTTACCTGCACCTTGCAAGATTCCTGCTGTTGTGTTACACGCAGCTAATGATACAACCATAATTAATAAAACGATTTTCATACTTGTTCCTTCAATTCTTTAATACGATCAGCCAGCACAGATGCAGCAGTATTATAATGTCCTGTTGCACTTCCTTGGGGTTTATAATAATATCGCAGCAGCGTTTCCATTTCTGTTTGCAGTACCGCGATATATTCTTCTTTACTTGTAAAAAATTGCTTCATACTTCCTCCTGCAAAAAACCTTGTTTAGGTTTAAATAGTTTTGCTGCTAATCCACATTTATCTTTATCTTTACGCATTTCATCAGCACTCATTTTTTCATGATTGCCAAATATTAAATCAATTTTTTTGATCGATGATTCAGAGTTACAAATTGCGCCCTCTAATTCAAAGTGAGCGCAATATACACACAATTTAATCATTAAGAAATTCCTGTCCAACGCAGCGTAGGATAATGATTATTCAATACATTACCTCTTGGAAAGTTTTTTGCTGGTGCTTTCCATGTTGCTGCTTTCCATATATCACCAGTAGTTTTATCAATAAATGAATGTGTATATTTTTTAGTAGATTTTGTGCTGCTCCAAGGCTTAAATGTTACCTTGACATATTTTTTACCAATAGCAAATTCAACGCCATGATCGATAAAAGTAGATTCTGTAACATTTACATACGAAGTTATGATTGCATCTTTGTAACCAATCAATGCAACTGCTAATTCATCAGATATTTTGCTCATTATATCATGCTCCCGTAGGCAATTGAATCATTAGTGTAAGATTGTGAAGCATACATCAATTGTTCATGACCTGCAAACATTTCAAATACCATTTCATCATACTCTGCATCAACAACAGCAGTTATAGCATCATCAGCCAACTTAGTCAAGAACAGATTTATTTGATCAATAGTCATAACATCCCCGAATTGATTACCATAAACAGATAGTATCAAATAACGGTAATCGTGTCAAGCATTATTTTCGTAGAAATTGTGTTTAGATTTTATTATATAAATGAATTCTTGTATTTCTGGCAAGTCTGGACGATCTTTGTATGTACCAACATATAAACCACGAATTCTATCTAAACCACGAATAGAATCAACATCACGAACATATCTGTATTCAAAATGAAAACCCATTTGTCGTTTCTTTATAACAAAATTTTGAAACTCGTCAAAATTACCTGCTACAATATGAATTGGATAATCATTAACTTTAAACCATTCTTTCACGTATGATAACATTAATGCCTCCTATCGATTAGGAAACTGCCTTTTACGCCATAGAGATTTTCGTTGTTTATTTTGCACTTTTTAGTTCTCTGATAAGTCTAACCTGCGTATCAGGTACAACATGAATTCTAGCACGAAAAATCTTTTCATCTGTATCATGTCTTGTCATTTGTGTAAATTCTATTTTACCAGTTCTGTACATTTCATGTATTAGCTTTTCAATCAATAAACCTTTTATTTCTTCATCAGTTTGATTAAGTGTTTTATAACTTGGTGTCGTTATATATTCAGCCAATACTGTTTCACCTGCAATAGTATGGTCAACATAAGTAACCGGAGAAGGTATTAATGAACCACTCAATATACCACCGCTGCCACCAGAACCACCTATAGCTATTGTATATACTCCTGTTGGAGTTGGGGGGACTTCAAATGTTGTGCCTGTAGTCATAATATATTCATTCCATCAATTAAATTGAACCGCCACGACCATCTTTGGGTTTGTCAACTTCAGTTTTACGCCATTCTTTTGTATCAACTTTATCACCAGTATGCAATGCTGTCAAGCTTGCTTCCTCACCAATATAACCTTTTAAGAATGTATTGAATGATAAACTAATTCTTGTATCTTTGCTTTCTGTTTGTTCAACCATATGTGTGAGATATGAAGGAAATAAAACTAAATCGCATGTACCAACATTGAACCACCATGATTCTGAATTGAATTGATTATACCTATCAGTTGGTAATGAAATGCGCTTATATCCATTTTTATAGAAATAGATTTTATCTTTTTCTGGATCAGCATTAATATACAGCACACCAGAAATATAACTATTCGGATGTTCATGCTTATGGTGAAACTCACCTGGTTGTGTAAAATTTAACCACGATTGTGTGATGTATGCTTCAACAGGATTATATGAACACTCGATTTCATTCATATAGTAATTAACATAAAACTGTACATATGATTTTAAATCAGCTAATGCGGGTTCTTCAAAAACATAACGATCAACGCTTGTAGTGTTACCAGTATTTTTGGTCACCTGATTAGCACATTTTTTTATGAATGCAACTTCTTCATCAGTATATTTTCTAGGCAGTTTAGCAAAAAGTACAGGCGTAGGAAATAATTGATTTGTTACTGGCTCTGGATAAAAAGTAATTTTACTATTAGTATTAGCAGCAACTGTATTTGCGCTAGTATCAATTACTTCATTAATCTTTTTCTTTTTTGTTGACATTTTCATCCTCTTTGTATTCGTCAATTGCAGTCTGCGACCACATTTCTTCTGTTTCTAATATTGGCATGTCGTATTCATCCGACAACCACGGTTTATTTGTATTTGCCTTCGAAGTATTCATTTGCTTTAAACCTTGCTTCCTCTAATGATTCTGCAACAACTTTAACAAAAGCAGTGCCACCCGAAATACTCATATCAAACGGAACTACGCCATCAAACTCAAATCCATCTGGAAATGGGACTTGCACCTCATATTCATTCAAATTTTGAATGCGTTCCATAATGTGTTTAAATTCTTTATTCATTATATACCTTACGCATGAATGATACGTTTAACTGTATCTGCTCGTTGAATTGGATTTTTAGCACCCATCACAACCACAATTCGATGATGTGTTTCATAATTAATTTCACGTTCAATCAATATAGCCACACAAAAACCCGCAGGATTAGTAAACCCTGTTTTGCTTAATTGTATGCCACCGACACTATCCAATAATACATGATTAGTGTTATGAATGATAGTATGTCGTGTTTTATTTTTAGTGTAAGTTAAAATATCTGCTTCTTTTTTAGTGCTTATTTGTCTTATTATTGGATAATATTGTGCTGCTGTGGCAACCATTGTGGTAACATCCGATGCTGTGCTTACATTACCATTACTTAAACCCGATGGATCATCAAAATGTGTGCCGTACATACCCATTAGTTCAGCACGGGTATTCATGTCTTGAATGAATTTACTACGTCCACCTTCATAATCTGCTGCTAATGTCTCGGCTGCTGCGTTATCTGATTTGATTAGCAACATGTGAAACAATTCACCCCTAGAATACTGTCGAACTGGCATCCTACTGTGAGTTAATTTACTCAAACTTAGCATTTTATTCATATCAGTGCTGCTATCCAACGCTACCATAGCAGTCATTAATTTGGTAATACTAGCCAATGCTCGAACCTGATCTATATTATGTCCATGCACAATAGAATTCGTAGTCACATCAGTTACCAAAAAAGATAGATTATTGTTTGTTATAGTTTTGGCAACACGATGTTTATGTGGTTTTGCTTCTGCTGCGCCAACTACAATAAAGCATAATACCACAAATAATACAATCATTTCCATTAATGTGTATGGGATTGCATTGTATAGGTTCTCGATGGCATATTGCCAATCTTTCAACTTCTCTCGTATTTTTTTCATTTGAATATACTACAATAGATTTGAATTGGTGTCAATCACCATTTTTCTGCGCGTTGCCATGTCCAATCATAGTCAGCAGAATAATCGGTAACATCTGGAATACCTACGGCAAAATCATCTACACCGATTTCTTCCCATTCTTTACCTGTCGTTTTAGCAGTCATCATACGTGATGATTTTTCGCGTGTTGCTGCACCCTCTGGTGTTTGATGATACTCTGCTAGTTTTTGTGCGCGTATTGCTTTATCTTCTTCGGTGTGTTCGCGTACATTACCACAAGAACGTGAACAAAATGGTCCACGTTTCTGGTGCTTTACTCCACATCTAGGACAAGTTTTTTGAATAGCCATGCATTAGAAATCGTCATTCACGGTTGTTGATTCCATTTCATTCTCTATGTATTCGCATAGTAAATGACCTAGCATCAAATGCCCTTCTTGAATCTGTGGTGTTCTTAATGATGGTACTGCAATATAATAATCTGAAAATTGTTTCATCCAAGTTGTTTTCATACCAGTAAATGCAATGTTGACCAAATTAAGTGTACGACCAATCTTCATTGCTTCAAGTATATTTTCAGATGAACCGGATGTGGACAAATAGATTGCTACATCACCAGATTTTGCAAGTGCTGATAGTTGGCGGGAAAATATTTCTTCAAAATTATAATCATTACTAATTGCTGTAATTGCTGATGTGTCGGTGTTTAATGCGATAGCAGCATACGGTTGACTGTTACACATAAAATGACCAACCAACTCTGCTGAAAGGTGTTGTGCTTCTGCTGCTGAACCACCATTACCCATAAAGAATATTTTATTACCATTACGGAGTGCAGTAACACATGCTTTTGCTGCAAGTTCTAATTCGGTAAGTGGTTGGGGTATATCACTTGATGCGAAATTCTCTTTTTTATTCAAGAGTAAATCGTTTACCATTTTCTGTGTATTGCACAGTTTTTCCACAAAATTCATAATAATCCCTATGCTGATTCAAGTACATGTTGTGCGTTACATGTGGTAACGAAATTGATAAATGCTACTGCATCATCTTCATTCTCATAATAACGTATAATTGTTTGTGCGGTATAACGGGAAACGATCATTAACAAAATATAGTGGTCACGATAGGTGGAGAACTTAATCCACCACCCATTGCGACACACTGGATGCCAAAACTTAGACTTACTTTGTATCTCCAGTTGGAGACTTTGCTTTTTCACTTCTGATAATTTTTTTCGCATCTTCAGCTACATTCTGGTTAAAATTAACTGCCTTCTGTGTATATGTAGCAAAACTATTATCTGTGATACTGTTGAAATATGCAAGCGATTGATCAATGAATTGCTTGTTAAAATCGATTGTTTTCACGATATAATTCTCCGCTTTAATGGTAAGGTCATTGTGAGTGTAAAACATTGGGAATTGTGGTTGATTTAAAAACATTGTAATTTCCTTTTATAGTTGAATTCATTAATTAATTGCTCTACGTCAGCAGTATTCTTCGGATTGTGTGAACAGATATAATACTCTATTTCAGTTATTTGTGGTTGTGTGAACCATTCTATCATTTTTTTAAACATTGCATTTCCTCCTATGTTATTATATAGCATAGAAATGCTGTCCTGCAACATTTTATTTAGTGATATCTGATATTTGGAGTTTGGTCAAGTGGGCTTTGCGTATCTTGGCAGATACCCAATCATTATAATAGTTTTCCGATAATAATGCATGACGATTAAATATCTCGTAGGTTTCAAGGTATGAACATTCGGATTTAGTCTTACAAAGGTGAAGGATAGTCCTTACGAACTTATCCTCACCTAAGATTGAGACATCTTCTTTGAGTGTTTCATTGGAACCGTAATAGGTTTGCCAATCGGATGGCTTTCGGATTTTCTTTCGTTTACCGTTGACTTGCTTGTAGCCAGCTTGTGTAAAGTATTTGCGTCCAATATATTTTCGTCCTGTAATTGTGTTTTCTATCATATACACAAAACCAAAACTCAAACCATCATCAATATACTCACTTCCACATAATAACCAATTCATAGTGGTTCGTCATCTTCCTCTTCATCGAAATCCTCTTGTTCAAGGATTAGATATTCTCCGCAGAATGGGCAATATGTTGGGTCTGTTTCAGTATGCATCTCGTTATATGAGATACTGAATTGGGATGCACACGCTGAACATTCATGTTGGAGTTTAATCATCTTTACCACACTTAGCTTTCTTGGATTTGCCCAATGCACCTAAGTCGGCAGTCCATACTTTTGGTTTAGCATTCTTATCTACGCCCTTTGGTACTGGAAATGTAATACCTGTGCGCTTCTCTACTTCTGCAATTGATACTTGACCTAATGTAATATCAGTTGGTTGTGATTCTTTATGCTCGTAGATAAATGCTAGTGCTTCGTTTGTTTGCGTGTCAATGACAACCTTAAACAATGCAGTTGGTACAACCACATTACTCTTACCAATCTTTTTAGCCGTAGCAGTGTCATAGATGTCTCCTGGTATCACAATAAGTTTATGATTACGTTGTACTGCCCATGCACGAACAGTAGATTCTAATTGCTTCCATACACCACGATTTAAATTAGGTAATTGTGGTGACATGTTAGACATGAGAAAAGATTCCCATTCAACTTGTTGGTTATATGATTGATCACCATCAGGTACAATATGTCCTTGATCATATCCAGTACCAGCATAATCGGTAGGTGATGCTTTCTTACCTAATGGTAGGGAATTGTCTGCAACGAATGCATTGGTACGTGCAACACATCCAAGTGCTGTTGTCGCATCAATAGAGTATGATGCCCATACTGGTATCTTTGCTTGATTGTCGTGCATTGTTAGATAACCGTTGCGGCAAATGACTGTGGCATCTGCTTTGGTTACTGTTGGCATACCGTAGGGTGCATGAACTGCACACTTGTCGATTGATAGTGGTGCTTGCTGTTCCCATGCTAATGCATGATGTGCTGCGAACAATAGAATTATACTTATAAGTTTTTTCATACTGAATCCTTACATATTTGGTTATATACATCATTTCTTGCCGTAATCGGTGTCAGCATTTCAACTGTATATGCACCGAATTCGTGTGATGATTTAAATACCAAATTTTCATCTACATCAACATACCACTCGAACAAAATATACAGGTTTGCTTCATTACAATTCAGAACTCCGTAAGTATATATCTTACTAATATCTGCTTTAATAGAGTCATTGTGGTATGGTTTCTTGTATATGGTGACAGCATGAAATTCATACATTGGTTGATTATGTTTTTTAAACATTCCTTTTTCTAAGTATAACAACCAATCGGCTCTCTCTGTTCCGAGAACCCATTCTTGTTCAATAAAAGGAATTTTAGTAGGACCGTTTTGTAATTCTACAAAAGGTAAACGATATGATTCTGCTGCGTATGCATTGAAAGCAAAAAGTGCCACCACAAAGAAAAATAGGCGTTTCATGGAATTACTCCCTAAACGCCTATTTAGATGGTTTACACGCCGCTTCTATTTTGAAATTTTTGAACTTTACTGAATATGATAGAGTAGATTTTGCTTGTTCGCAGGACTGTTGATCTGGAAACTCCATTGACATTCTTGCTGGTTGATCGCTTGGATCATTTATATTTACAGCTATTAATATCATCAACCACATTATCGCACTCTATGTTGATTTGTTATTCTTTCTGGTTACGGTTCCAGAGTCACCTTATTGTCGTGACCGATTTATCTTAATATCTAGCAAAACCAAGTTTTTAAACACAACTGTCACAATTATGCTGCTTTACCCCATACATTTTCCCACGTACCGGACAATGCACCCTTTGAATAATCAGTTGCCCGATTCTCAAAAAAGTTTGTGTGGGTTGGTGCATTAATCATTTCCTCTACCCAAGGTAAAGGATTCTTTTTAACCTTGAATATACCTTTGAGTCCAAGACTAATCAACCTACGATCTGCAATGTATCGAATGTATTTCTTGACATCTTCCGCAGTCAATCCTTCAATGCCACCTGTTGCAAATGCCAGATCAATGAAGTTATCTTCTAGTTCTACCATCTTCTCTGCAATAGAATAGATTCTTGATTTGAGATCATCATTCCATATATCTTTGTTCTCTTCAATATATGTACGGAATAGTTTAATCATTGACTCGGCGTGTTGTGTTTCATCCACGATAGACCAAGTAATGATTTGTCCCATGCCCTTCATCTTGCCTTGTCTAGGGAAGTTAAGTAACATGATAAAGGAACTGAATAGTTGCATCCCTTCGGTGAAAGCAGAGAATACTGCAATGTGAGTAGCAGTAGTAGCCCTATCGCCACTCTGTGTGCTAAGATCAAGAACGTAATCATGTTTGTCCTTCATTTCTTGGTATGCTAGAAATTCAGAGTATGTGGTATCTGGCATACCTAGTGTTTCAATCAAGTGTGAATATGCTGCGATATGAAGTGCCTCACGTGCCGCAAACCCTAGCAGCATCATTCTTACTTCAGGTTGCGGGAAATAAGGTAGATAATTATTAACGTAACCACCTGCAACATCAATGTCACCCTGAGTAAAAAATCTGAATACATGAGTGAGAAAATTCTTTTCGTCTTTCGATAGTTTATTCTTCCAATCCTTAACATCTTCAAGCATTGGTACTTCAGTGTGAATCCAATGCGATTGTTCATGTTGTAGCCATGAGTTGTATGCCCAAGGATAGGCAAATGGTTTGAATGCTGTTCTTTCATCTGTTAGCTTTACTTGTTGTTTTTTTATCATCTTATTTACTCTTATAGTTTTTATCTTGTTTTGCTTCTAGTTCTCTTAAATCATTCGCTACATCAGATACACCATGCCAATCTTCAATCGCAATCATAACCTGTAAATAATCTAATAGTATTTCTTTTTGTACTTTAAAATCTGTGTAATCCTTATTTGCCATTTACATCTTTCTCCATTGTTGTTTTAGGTTCTAAGTATGGTTCTACCACATAATGATTTGCACCCCACCACCCAAGAGCAGAAAAAAATCCTGCAACTAACATTTCCAATACAAACATTTTATTTCTCCATTAATCTGTCTACAAAGTTTAATAGTAGTTTTCCGTGTGTGTCTTTATGCCAATATTTGTGTAGGTATGGTTTATCATACCAAAACTCTTGGCTCTCTAAGTGTGGTCCAACTAATCCTATACGTCCCGCGATAATTGCTGCTGAATCCCCGTTTGAGTACCTTGCAATGGTTTCAAAATTTGATTCGTTTCCGACAAATGCAGGTCCATCGTAAAAGAAGAACCTATCTGTATTGCCGTTCCAGTTACATTCAATTGCTTTACTATAGTATCTTCTGGTGCAGGTGTTAGGTCTTCTAATATACTGGTCGCAATCAATCCCGTCCAACAAATTAAAATAATGGCGATCAGCCCAATAAGCACCCATACAGATTCCAAGGTATCTACCACCATTTTGTACGTACCTGCGGATACTATTCCCATTATCTCTAAACAAAAAATCATAGGCATCAGAATCACCAATGCCACCAGCAAAACACACGATATCCACATCGTCAAAGAAGCCATCTTCAATTTCGTGTTTAGTGAAAGTTTTGAAAACATAATGCTCCTCTAACGATTTAATAATACCGTTTACTGATTGTATTGAACATCGTGGATGATGAACAAATAGGGCAATTCTACCCCTCACATGCAAGGCATTCATTTCCATCTGCTATAGATTTCAAATCAATTTCTTGTATGATGTTACGTTCAATCTTCTTTGAAACTTTATCGGCTTTTGCTAGTTTCTCGGAACGGCAATAATATAATGTTTTTAAACCTTGCTTCCATGCCAAGAAATGACAAGCATGAAGATATTTTACATTTACATCAGGTCTAAAAAATAAATTTAAAGATTGTGCTTGATCAATATACTTCTGTCTATCAGCAGCATGTTCTACAACCCATCGTTGATCAATCTCCATAGATGTTTTGAATACATCTTTGGTATACTGTTCCATCCAATCTAAGTGTTGAACTGAACCATCGTTTGCAATAATAGATGACCAAATTTCATTATAATCATCTGTGGGAATTGAATCATTTGGATTAGGATTCAAATGATTCGTTATAACTCTGTCCAAAAACTTATTCTTGTTTAGATATGAACCAGAAAGAGTGTCTTGGCGATATGCATTTGCTCGATAAGGCTCAACGGATGGGGATGTGTTACCCATGAGAATAGAAGAAGAAGCATTGGGAGCAATAGCCATAAGGTGACTGAATCGCTGTCCAGTACCCTTTGCGTCTGGTGCTTCACCACGTTCATTACCGAGTTCCAAGTTTGCTTCATCAAGTTTACCCCTGATATGTTTAAACGCTTGCATATTGATCGATTTTGCTAATGCCGATTCGAATGCAATATTCTTTTTCTGAAGAAGAGCATGAAAACCAAGAGCACCCACACCAATGCTGCGCTCTTGGATAGCAGAGAATTTCGCTCTGCTGATAGCATCAGGAGCATTGTCAATAAAGTGCTGAAGTACGTTATCCAACATCTCCGCAACGTCCCGCAGAAAAAGTTTATTATTTTTCCAATCATCATAATACTCCAAGTTCACTGACGATAAGCAGCACACTGCTGTTCGTTGTTTGTCTGTTGGTAAAATAATTTCAGAGCATAGATTAGATTGTTTAATACTCAATCCCAATTTCTTTTGAAATTCTGGCATCATACGATTGCTTGTATCAATAAAGTGAATGTATGGTTCACCTGTTAGCATACGAGTTTCAAGTATACGTTGCCACAATTCACGTGCCGATACAACTTCACGCACCTCTTGTGTATGTGGGTCTTTTAATTCCCACGAATCATCTGCTTCTGGATCGAGCATTGCTTTCTCAATCAACAGCATAAAGTCATCAGTAATATTGATACCATGATGTAGATTCAATGTGCGTAGATTTGGATCGCCTGTAGGCTTTCTCATTTCAAGAAAGTTGATAATATCGGGATGAGAGATGTCAAGATAAGCAGCATAAGAACCACGGCGTGTCCTACCTTGCCTATACGCCAAAGAAGAAGCGTCATAGGTACGCAAATGAGGCATAATGCCGACAGACTTATCATCAGCAGAACGAATACCAAGTCCAATTCCAACACCGCCTCCTAACATTGATAACCAGTTTACTTCTGAGAGGGTGTTAACCAATCCTTCAGCAGAATCGTCCAGATAAGGTAGAAAACAAGAAATAGGCAACCCACGTTTAGAACGACCAAAAGAGAGAATAGGAGTAGAATAAGATAGCCAATGATTGCTACTATACTCATACAACCTTTGAGCATGGTCATCATTACTGCTAAATGCTTTCGAAACATATGCGAACCTTTCTTGCGGTGATTTCTCATCCTCTTTCATGTACGATTCTTGTAATCTTTTAATTCCTAATTCGTCAAATAGTTTATCACGATCTAAGTCTATCTTAATGCTGCTAATATCTACCATCTCATCTCCGTTGTTATTGTTGTTCTAGTGCCGCTGCTACTTGTGGGAACTTCTCTGCTATAATCTTCCAACATTCATCTGCTATTTCCATGTGTTCTTTTTGTGTACCATTTGACCTACGCAATTCACAATAATGAATCCAAGAACGGAGTGTGCCATTCATGTACATGCGTGATTGTGTGTTACCTTCTGGTAATACTGCCCTTGCTTGTTCTTTTGCGATACCATTATTAATTGCCCAATTATATGCATTCTCAGCATTATTGATTAATGCCTGTTGCATGAGATTCCATTTATCTTGTAATTCTTTATCATCACTCTCAATAGAGTTCTGACGATTTTTGGTGTCCTGTAATCTCGCCTCACGTATTTCAAAACCTAAATCTTTTGTTGGGTCGGCATATCGCTGACTAAACTCTTGAAAGGCAAAACTACGGTGGCGCAATATTTGCCTTGCTATGTCCCTGGTTGTGCTTATGGAAATTGTTATGTTCACCATTTCAAAAATAGACCAATGTTGATTTTTGATACAATAACGAATTAGTTTGTCAACATTTTGATTACTCACTTGATTTGATGGATTAGATACTCTGGCACAATATGCAACCAACTCTTCTGCCGTATTGATACCATCAACTTCAGGTTTACTTACCGCTATCAACTCCACTTTCATATTTTTTACACCTTTCATTATGAAATCTTGCTATGTGACTTCCACGACCAATAAAATTACAATATAAACATTTTTTTGTTGCTTCTTCTTTGTTTTTATGTTGCCACGTTTTATTTTTATTTTTTCCTCTGTTGATGTGAATGCTTTTCAATTTTCTGTCAGAATTCGCACCTACGTATAATTCATTATTGTCAAAATCTTCTTTTTTTATTCTAACAATTTCATTTGTTTGCGTGTTACGAGCAACAACATATCCTTTATTCACAAATGGATTGCGATTTTTTATATTTTGAAAATTATGAGTTCCCTCTTCAAGTTGTTTCAATGATTGTTTTCTTGCCAATTCTGATATTTCTTCAGGAGGAATCTTCATTCGTCTGGCAATCAAAAAAGCACCACCATAATCTTCTTGCTCTAAATGAATTCTATAATGCTCTTCTATTGAAACGCATTTGAGGTTTTCTATTGAATTGTTTAGTGGATTTCCGTCCACATGATGTATTTCAAAAGACCTACCATTCTCATCTTTAGGTATTTTTCCATTATGTTGTTTCCAAACATTCGTATGTTCTCTACTATATTTCGGCATAGTTATTTCCTTGAAATAAAGACTACACTTATATATAGTATTTTTTACTCTTCAACCCCGAAATGTTTTCTAATCTCATTTGAATAATCGGCAATAGAAGCCAATAACATCACCTGTTCATGTTCAGAATGTGTATTGATGTAATGGTTTGCTAAAGTATTGCCTTGTTCGATACATTCTTTGACAATCAACTCCATAAACTTACGCACTTCAGGCTCAGTAATCCTAGATTCAGTAAATGCTCGATTCGCTTTTGCCATCAATCTAATTCGTTCATTCATACATAATCTCCATGTAGTCCATATTTTACTTCCATTGACCAAGCAATAGATTCTGCGGCCTCATGGTCGTAAGTTTCTCGCACATAGTCGGCACATTCCCGAACAATCAACAAGGTAATGTCATCATAGATTGCCTGCATCACATCCACATTAATACTATGAAACTCTGCCAACTCTTTAACTTTCACGCTCATAATTTCTTCCAAAATGTAAATTTCGCTATCGCCTCTAAACCTCTAAACGTATTACTATCTATGATATCTTGAATTTCGCTATTTGGAATGCCATTAAGTATCATCTCATTAATATCTTTACCATCTATATTATCTGGCCAGATAACGACATAATGATCTGATTTGATAGCATTTTCAATCAACTTACACACTTCTTTATTTCTTGGTTCATTGTCAAAAACTAATACTAATTTCTTTGCTTTAATATTTTTCGCGGTAAGTGAAAGATTTGCATCACCTGATGCCAAACAATTCTTTAAAAATAAACTATCTATTGGACCTTCTACCAGATACACAGTTTCATCTATGTTTACTCTTTCCTTACCATAGGTAAGTTTGTCATCACTATCATCAGTACGCAATGTTACATAACGCAGAGTTTTATCGGAAGTTTCTAATGCACGACCAGATACTGCAACTAATTGATTATGACGATCATAAAATGGAATAATTAATCGTGCATCATTAGCTATTACTTTACCGTGATTAGGTATCAGTACATCACAAAAGTCTTTGTATTTGCTTGTGAATAACAGTAAATCATAGGCTTCTTTGGGTAGTAAACGATTCTCGACATAGTTTAAACAAAAATGTCCACTCGGCAGTTTGCTGACCCATTCTGCATGGTCGAATATAGTTTGCTTCTGGAGTTTGCCAAATCGTAATGGTGGGATGTTAAATGTGGGTGCAGTGTTAGATTTGCGGATATAGGTGTTGGATTCACCCGATTTATACTTTTCGAGGACATATTCTCCATGCAACGCAGGATCGACATGCTTGATGAGATTGTATACATTCGTTCCTAATCCACAATTATAACATTTAAAGAATAAATCATTACCCTTGGCATAGACATAGCCACGGGCTTTGAGTTTATTCTTTTGGGAATCGCCACAATATGGGCAAGAGAAGTTCCAGACATAAGTATTCTTCTGCTTAAAGTTGCGTAAGCGTGAAGATATTAGTCGAACAAATTTCGAATCTGTAGAGAGTGCCATTTATACATGATAACATTGTTGCTCAAGTAAGTCAATTTATTGAAAAAGTTTACCTAACATTTCCAATTTGACATTAGATACTAACCATGCAAATACGATAACACCACCAGCCACCATCCATCGCCACTGTGATAGCTTTTGGATATCGGCTTCTTCTTTTTCATTATGTTGATCTATACATTCACGGAGTGCTTTAATTTCGTCCATAATGCGGCGTTCCGTTAATTCTATCTTATCCGATAGATTGCGGTCAACAGTAGTAATACGGGAATGAAGTTCTTTAATATCGCTCACGGTCTGCTCTTTTCTCTTATCCATATCTTGGTAAATTTGACCAGCCAAATCCAATTGGTTATCCGCGAGTTTCTCAATAACTCTATCCATTTTACTACAAAGTTCAGTGAGTGTACTGACTCTTTCTTTCAGTACACTCACATCTACTTTTAGCGTTACTTCGTCTGCGTCTTGTAGCATTTTACTTTTTATCGGGAATTGCTGTAGCATCTAGTTTTTTGTGGACTTTGATAGTCTTACAAACTTCTTTTTGCTTTTTAGTTTTATTATCCAACTCTTTGACACATACCTTTTTTGTCTCGACAGCAAATGCTGCTTTGGTCAATGGTGCAAAAAGTAGAAACAGAATCATAGAACCAACTAGGAATTCTTTTTTCATTTAAATCTCCGGATGTGGGGGTTGAGCAGGTGCAGGTTTACCGCCAAAACCAGTGGTAACTTCTGCTGTTGCAACTGCTGATGTTGTAGTCATAATACCACCCGCACCAACTGGTACAGAGTTCACAACTGCTTCAGGTGCGGCTGCTTTTGCAACTGATGGGGGTTCTGGAGGTGGTGTGTAAGGTTTGGAAGCAGCATCAAGTGCCTTTGCTCTCAAATCTTTATCGTCACCCGCCAACATGATACCCGACAATGTACCTGTCAAGAATGTAGCAATAGGTATGATTAATTCAAAAAATTTGTTATCAACTGGACTCATCCCGTTCATCGGTTGAGTGACAAAAATCAAACTATACAGAACCACAAACACAATACCAAAAAGAGTAAGACCTAAAATAAGACCGATAAAGAACTTTAATCGTGCATTCAGTTCTTCGGTTGTATATCTTTCTCCAGACCATAATTCATTAATCATTTTTCTCCTCCATTTTTATCTTTTACATAGTGTTTTAAATCTTCGGGGCATGTACCATTTGCAGTGCAATATGGTTTCTGGCATATTTTTTCATTCCAATTTTCAGGGTTTTGGCACGGATAACGATATCGTTCTTCACATGCAAAAAGTGAGAGTGGTAACAATAGAAGTAGTATATATTTAATCATTATGCCCCCAATACGTGTAGGGCATGTGCATAATGTTTTTTGCGATCTTCAAGTCCTATGGTTCCACCGTTAATGATCTTAGTCATTTTTTCGATGTCACCTTTATCTGCCCAATCATTTAATTTATTTGTCTCCCAAAACCAACATGCGCTCTGACATGCACCTTCGAAAGATTGCATATATTCTGCGGCTTCTTCTGGTGTGATTTCAAGTGATGCAGCAAACCAAGTATAGTTCGTTTTCCCGGTCAACTGAATTAATCCACGACCACGGTATTTGAAACCATCACCCGATGCTTCATTACCATTTCCCATACGATCTGCGTAAATCTTATTCGCAATTTTTTGAGGATTCTTTTCGTATGCTTTAGCAGTACCAATATCTTTGAAGTATTTTCCAAATATCTTCATTAGACTTTCTGCTTTATAATTTAAATTCTCAGAGAGAAAAATAAAATTGCCACTCTCATGTGCACACTGAGCAATGAATGCTGCAATACGCTGCGGTGTGTTAATCTCGTAATCCGGAAGCAATTGACTCAGAGCATTGTGCCATTGGTCAATGTATGGATTTTTTGGAAGCAATTCTTTTAATTGTTGTTTTGTCAGTTCCATTCGTAATCCTTATTATTTTACAGAATCAAATATTTCTTTTTGTGCCTTAAACCACTCCATCCACAAATCATTCTTATCACTGCACTTGTGATATTCAAAATAATTATCCGTAACAACCCCAACTACATCACTTAACTTGGTTGTTCCTTCTTTGATCTGTGTCAGTGGTGGACAAGGAACCATCAGTACATCAGGTACTTCTGGAAACTTACGCGCCACTGGCACAGTTGTACTGCAACCTGCAAGCAGCAAAAGAATCAATAATTTCTTCATGGTTTTTTCGCTGCCTCATTCAAGATGCTTATGACTGCGGGATCAAGTTCGCATTTTGCGTCAATAACTTTTTCCCTCTCTTTAATCTTTTCGACAATTCTCTCTCTAGTCGCTGTGACCGTTTTGATTCGATCTCGGTACTTCGTTTCGATAACAACATTTGTCTGTCGTGATTTCTCTTCCGCATCTTTTACTTTCTCCTCAAGTTCCGCTACACGTTGTCTCCAATCTTGCTCTACGCTATAGCCTCCTTTCCAGTACAAACCAATACAGAATAGAACGATTGATACTATCTTGATGATAGTCGCATATGTTCCAACAAAAGGTAATTTACTGCCGACAAAACCTATCACCATGCCAATTAGTCCAGTGACCAATAGTGCATGAATTATGAGAATTAGAAATGAATCTGGTAACAGATGCATCATCCACATCATACTTTAGGCATCCTTCGATTCATGTATGAGATAAACGATGCTATCTTCTTTTTCTTGACACCAGGTTCACCTTTGGGTCCAACACCCAAACCAGCAATTTGACCACCACCTACGGCATTAGTGGGAGCACCACCTGCCATTCCATCTTCTTGAAGTGGTTTGCAGACTTTATCGGTAGAGCACCAATAATATCCAGCACCACATTGTTTTTTGAATTCGTTTGACATGAGTTTATTTATATTCCGTAAGTACCTTTAACTGCATTATAATTCTGAGTTATCTCAGCACCAGACAATGCTTTGTTATACACCCGCATCTGATAAAAAACTGGATATAGTGCGGAATCTGAGTTGTTCATTGTATCTCCTCCAAAACCTATACCGTCATTATTATGCCTTGCCCCAAAATAAAAATCATTTGTCGCAAAGAGTGTTTGATTACTTGTAGTATCAGTTGTTCCAACTTGTGAACCATTTAAAAATAGACTACCTTGTGTGCCATTGATAACAAAAATCCAATGTCTTATAGCATTACTAGCAGTTATGGATTTATTAACTTCACCATTAGGAATACCATAACTTATAGTTGTTGAAGAATCCAAATATGCTAGGTATCCGCTGTTAGTATCATAAAGTTCATTAGCCCAAATAGTTGCCCAAAACATTGTTGGATTAAATGAAGCAACCACTTCAACTGTTACAGTATTTGAAGCAATATTGTAAGGAACACTAATATAATCCGTGCTTTCATAGGCTGACAGATTGTTCAATCTTATACCACCACCATTGTTTGACACATACGATGGAGAACCTAAAAGTGTTGCATTACGACCATTGCCACTAGAATCAGTCCATGTTGAACCAGTTGATGGTGCAGTTGCTAAGTTAAATTGCAGATTTGAAGTTACGATTGATGGTGGTGGTGGCGCAGCAGGAGCATTAGAATCTACATAGATTCCATTAGTAATTGTTATTCCTGGTCCGATTATCATTTTAATGTTCTAAGCACATCTGCGACAGGCATGTCGATTGATATGTCAGACGATATAATATCTTTTCCATTTATCCCTCTGACACGATCTGGCATAAGATTCAGAAATGTCAAATATGTTTTTAATACACTATGATCATCTTTTGACATACGAAAAAATAATAATCTGGTCGTGACTTCTGGTCCAAACAGATTGTTTAATACTACAATATGGTTTAGTATAAGACGCTCACGCATCTCACCATGTTTACGATATCTTCGAAATAAGCGTTTAAGATAATTTAACCGTTTCATATCTTCAGTAAACTCACTCATTACACAGTTTGGTTTGTCATATGCTTTTACTGCATAGAGTATGACATTCTCATCGGTCAAATCATCAAAGTACATTATTCCTCGGTATCTTCCTCCACATCCGACAGAATTTCTTCTATACCTTCATCGTTTGTGATTTCAGCATGGAATTCGTAATTACCATCATCGGTGAGATAATAAATGAAATACAGATAAACTCCAGCATCTAGTTCATAAATGCTTTCGTCACCATCTGTATCTAAATCTTCAAATGCAGGAAAATCTATACTGTAACGTGATAGAACTTTCCGCATTCGTTGAACACCACCCTCTGGTGTCATCATAACTGTACTATCTATCTCATTCAATAAAGCACGATTAATCTCCGCTTCGACCTGTGGGTCAGAAAACGGAGATTCCTCTACATGACTTTGAAGATAGCTTTTAAACTTCATTAACTATCTGGATAGTTACTGTCTTCGGCGGTAGTTGCATCGCCAGTTATTGAACCCATTGCTACTATGGTTTCTTGTTGCACACGATTTGCGCGACCACCCATAGTTACTGTCGGTACAACATTACCTGATGGGAATACAACATTAGGTGTATTAGCATACGAACCAGCAGTCATAATTGTTACGTTTACCAACCAACCAGCAGTGTTTACAAATACTTGAGCATTTGCAGTAGTGTTACCTGTCATACCAGCAGCAGCACCAGATGAACCACCACTAAATGTGATGTAACCATTTGTTGATACACCATTACCAACAATCGATAGAACTGGACCTGTGCCAACGGTACGTACAACCCAACCAGCATGAGTGACATAACGACCATCACCGCTAGTGAATTGTGAATTTGCTTCTGTAGAATCTACACCAAACACACCCATTACTACATTTGAACGTGTTTGACCGATGGTTGTGTTACCCCAAATTCCATCAATCTCCGAGTTAGCAAGACTTGTAGAAGACTTGTAACCCGTGATGCCTGAAAAGTTTGGTGCATTGTTAGAGGCATCTAAATTTCCCCAAAGTGCCATGTTTTTCTCCTAAAAAAACTATTTGATTTATTATTTATGTTATTCTTTAAGTCTTATGAATCTCGCTTGACAACTCAGGGTCTTTCTGAAACTTATCTAAATTGTCTGATTTCTTACCCTTGGCAGCATCCTTGACGATCTGTGCTCGACGAGATATACCCTGCTGCTTACCCTTCATTTCACCTTCTGTTGGTTCTTCAGCAGATTCCTTGACGGATTTCTGTTGCATTCTTTTTTCTATTTCTTTTGCTGTATGAACATTGGTAAGAGGATTCTGTTGACGCTTAGTTGCCGCTACAAATCTCTTGTTGTTCTTTTCAATCTTTCTCTGGTAGTCACTCTTGTCTTCACTCATGACTTCAGATTCTTCTTTCACAGATTTAGGTTTAGGTGCCATTGCTTTGTACATAGATTTAGTCAAAGCTTTGTTGATCCCTTTAGTCCTAAGATGTGACTGAGGAGTTGCTTTATGAACGTATGAGTGCAAAGTTTTGTTTGATAACTCATCAATTTGTTCAACTTCTTCATTCACATGACCGTATTTCTTTTTATACCAATCAGGCATACCATTTTTCTGACGGAAATGACGTACTGTTGCAGAATCATTTGCTTGGTCACGGTATTTGTTTTCTGCATCTGTATTGTGACCTTTCATTGCCTCTGCTGCCTTATGTGCATCTTTAGCAATGTGAACTAATGCTTCATTAGACTTCTTGTGATACTCATGACCTTCTAAAGGATGACGCTGTGATGCACGACCTTCCTTTAATGTATCTTCATTCATTTCACTCATCATGTAATCGTGAGCAGTCTGAAGATAATCGGTTGCCAAAGTAATTTTTGATTGTACCCATTCTGGTAAATCTGTATCAGGTTTTAACATACCCATTAGATGTTCAGCATGACGAGCAACAGTCTTTAATTGACTAATTGCCATGTCACCTTCGTATCCATATTCGCGTTTGTCTTTTTCTTCTTTACGGAAACCGTGATGCTTGAATGTTTCATAAGAATTAGGACTAATCTTTTGCTTGATATTGGTACCCTTCTTAACAATAGTAATAGGGTCACCTAAAGCTTCTTTTAGTTTAGGATGTGTCTCTTTCATTTTTTTTCCTAAATCGGTTAAGGCATTCTGTAACTTTTTTTGTGGTTCAGTTTTAGCATGAAAAGGTACGTTCTCCAATTCATTGCCATCTTTTGGTGGTGGATTCCTGTCGTATTGGTAAATATTTCCGCGACCTCCTGTACCGCCAAGTTTGATTGCTTCTTTCACCACTTCTTCAGATACATGTGATGACTTCAAAATACCTTTTATTAAAGGTGCTTTTAATTGTTTATGTCGTGGAACAGCAATTACATTCTTAGCTTTAGGATGCTTATAGATGTCGTGTCCACCAGAAGTACGTGCAATAGCCCAACCTTTTGATTTAAGGTGTGCATGTACATCACGTGTCTTCATACTGGATTCTGGCATCTCATCGAGTTGTTCGACTTCTTCTTTGGCTAATCTCATTGATGCTTTAGTGATACCAGAAACACGTTTAAGCATTTTCCTTTTATTTGGGTCTTTAAAATAATCATATTTTTTATGTTCAGGATTGTCCGAATAATTAGATTTAGCTAGTTCTCCACCTATATTATGAGAAACCTTACTTAAATTAAGGGCTGCGGCTGTAGTATAGTTTCCCAATGCTCTTCTACTCAACTCATCAAGTTGTTCAACTTCTTCTTCCATCTTCCCTTTATGCTTCTGACCACGAACATCTTTTAACATTTTTCTGATATCTTTATGTTTTCCTGCGCCAACAGTCTTGGCATTTTTAGCCACAAAATTACGTGGTTTAAGTTCTGTCTGCTTTTCTTCTTTCATTGCATCAATTTCTGCCTTTTTCTGCGCTGCCATCTGTTTATAGTGAGATGGATCAGGCAACCCCTTTGCTTTGCGGATTGCCTGTTGTGATTGATTAAGACGTTCAGCAGCAGTAGGTGTAGGCTCTTTGATGTTGATTTTGATTTTGCCTAACTTACGCATAATTAATCCTTCTTAGCTTGCTTGGTTGCAGTTGCATACATAACTTCTTTGGCACGATCACCATAACGTGCTTTGAAACCAGAAAGACCTTTCTTCATTGATTTGACAGTTTCTTCTTTCTTTTTAGTTTCGGCAGCAGTTAGATGACGCTCATCCAATGATTCTTTCACCATACGTTTAGCTGTTGAATGTGCATCGTCTTTGTCATTTGTGAAGTAATCAGCAGGTTCGTGATGTTTACCACCCTTAAAAAGTTTTACGTGATAAGGATCACCTTCGTTATGTTCACCAGATAACTTGTAAACTTTAGATTCGTGACCACCTGCGTTTTTATAAGAACCTTCTAACTTACGGGCTTCACCAAGTTCAACTGATTCAGCTTTATATTTCCTGAAACCATCAGTTCCTTTTTTATGTGCTAATCCTTGTGTTCTATACGCAGCTTTTGTAACACCAGATTCGCGTCCCGATTTAACTAAATCACCCTGTGAATCATTATCGGAATTAGAGGCTTTTTTAACATAGGAACCAAGAGTTTTTTTACTTATTTCATCCAAGTGTTCAACTTCTTCCTGCTTTACAGCTTGAACGGATGCTTTGGCAACTTCTGCTTTCTTACCTTTACCTTCGGCTTTTGCTTTCTGTGCATTAACTTCTTTGGTGAATGTTTCGTTGTCAACTTCTTCGACAACAGTCTCAACAAAACCGTTAACATCATCAGCATCAAGAACTTCAACTTCAGTGTCACCAAACTTTACTGACTTAGTGTTCATCATCGAAAGAACTTTAAGACCGTGCTCATTGTACAACTCAAGCATTTCAGTCATGCTTTTCTTTTCGTCAGGTTGTTTGCTGCCACCGTATGCCTTACCTGGTTTCTTACCAGCACCACCACTTGGTTGTGGTTTGTTCTTATCTTTCATGTACTTTTCCATATCCTCGAAACCTTCTTCGACTTTCTTCTCAGTCTTTTCTGGCTTCCTTGAATATGCAGTACCTTTGTCAGTTTTCTTTTTTTCAAAAGAACTTTCTTTGTTTTTGTCTTTCAGATATTTTTCCATATCATCAAAACCTTCTTTGACGCTACCAGGAACTGGAAAGTAACCATGCTTTTCATATGTTTTTACTGCTGTAAAGGGAACCATTAATTCTTTACCAGAAGTTTTGTTACGAACACGAACATCACCCCTATCTTCATCCAACTCAACTGCTTCGGATGTTGGTTTGTAACCTTTCAAACGATTATAGGCATTTGTCATACCTTTAACATCTTTCTTGTCAGTTGTTGGCTTTTCCATTTTTTTCACGACATAGGATTTAACTGTAGATTTGCTCAGTTCATCTAACTGCTCCTCTTCCTTCAGCTTACCAGCAAGTCTGGCAGCACGAATACGGGAACCGAGATATTCTTCTTTACCCGTTTCGATCTTGCCATCTTTATCGTGGTCTTTTGTAGCCATCTTTTCAGCTTCCATGATCTTGGCTGCTGCTTCTGCTACACTTTTTAGTGATTTATCATTGAAAATTGACATTTAAGTCTCCTATTTTATTTTATAAATTCTTTTTTTAGTGTTGTGATCAAATATTTTTTCCATTCGGGTTTATCTGCACTGGCATAAAGATATTGAGCAGCAAACTCCAGAAGCATAGGATCATCTCTAAAATGCCCTAAACCTCTATTACAATGATTACACAACATACCTCTTACTTTGTTTGTTTTGTGATCGTGATCAACCACTAATTTTTCTTCTGATCCACAAATTACACATTGTTTTATTTCTTCTCGTATTTTTTTCAATTCTTCTTCTGGCATCATTTCAGCATATCGTTTTTCTAAACGACTTCTTTTATATGAATTCCTACATAAACGACACCAACTATCAAATCCTGATTTAACTTTATTATGTGGTGGAAAGTGTTCGTTGGTTAAAGGTTTTTCTTCTTTACAACGAGTGCAGCATTTATTTAACAATTCCATTTTCTCAAAGCCAACGATTTACGAGTTGGTTCCCCATTTGGTTTTTTCATAGGTCCTTCTACGCCACTCATTCTGGCACAGAATGATTTCCTTCGGTTCGCTGCTTTGGAACCAGCTTTCAATTTACTTGGCTTCGTTGTCACAGCCATAGATAACTTTGAACCAGGATGTTCAGCGCGATATGACTCCACGCCTTTACGATTCAAACCACCTTCAGGATTCTTGCCTTCTTTGCGTTGCCATGCAGCAACTTCATTTAAGTATTGTTTGAACGATAGTACTTGTACAGATTCTTTTTTTGTTTTATTGCCCCAATTAGCTGCACCAACTTTACGGCACTTTACTAATGCGCCAGAAGCATATGCACTTGGCCATACAGAGTAACGTGATTTGACTTTAGTTGTACATGCATCTTCTTCGATGTGTTCAATCTCTTCTTTCATTTTTCTTTTTCCTTCTGTCGGGACATTTATCGCTTTGCCACTTCTATTTGGATTTGGGTCTTGCGCTCTTTTTCTTTTTGCTGCTGCATCTTCTTCTTTATCCGACATGTTTGCTGCCATCTTTGAACTACCACATTTAGGTTTTGTAGTTTGACCTGGTTGTTTTGCACACGACTTACCTGCGTATCGTCCACCTAACTGAACCCATCCTGGTTTACCATCCGATGATTTACTTTTAGTGAACCAATCATGTAAAGAAGAATCTCCAGATTTAGTTTCTTCTTTAACACAGGAACCTTTTTCAAATTTCTTTTTACCTGAAACTCTTTTATATCCTGACCAACAACCACCAGTTTCAGTTATATAATCGTTGAATTTTTTCATACGTAATTCTTTTTCTTAAATGAAAGTAAACTAATACCTTTTTTCTTCAACTCATCTTCTTTTTGATCCCCAATTGATGCTCCGGTTTCATCACCAGTTAATTCTTTAATAGGTATAACTTGTGTTGCCTTACCTTTCTTACTCAACTTCTCACCCATGTCACGTGCAGGAGATTCACCCGCACCTGCCATAGAAAGACCTGGCTCTATCCCTTTGTCGATTGACTCTTCGATTTTCTTGCGCCAGTTCTCTTTGATTTGGTTGAAGGTGATTTTGGTACGGGCTTCACTTCCGGTTCCGTTGTAGGACTCACTGTAGGGTTTGTCGAGGGCTGGCTTTTCTCTTCGTTTAGAGTTGGTTCTACCCTTTGATAATTCTGCGGCGGTAGTGGCTGGAACAGTTTGAGAATAGACTGAATCCATTGAGTTAAATTCGTTAGCATAGAGTTCATTGATGTTTTCCCCTTTAAGTTTGACAATATAGCCTTTTGGATGTTTGTGAACCTCACCGTTTTTCACATGAGCTTCTTTTGCTGCTGAATTACGTAAAACAAATACACGAATATTTCCGTTCCTATCGGTGATATGCTTCTCTTTCGGAATGCTCTCATTTAAGAAACTTTGGAATTCAGAATCAAAATTTTCTTTCTTAATATCTTTTGGTAATTTCGAACTGGATTTAATACTCGATAACTTTTCTTTGTGTACAGTTTTCATACCAACATTACTACCAGAACTTCCACTAACTGGAACTCTAGGTGTAAGTGGTTTTTTATTTGTAATTTCTACTAGGCTATCGTGAACTGAACGATGAGTAACTTTACCATTCTTACCATAACGTCCAAAACCATAGTATTCTAATCCCAACTCACGGGCTTTATCGCCAGCACTTGAATTAGGATGTGGTTCAGCTTTTTTATTAATGGGTGCTGTGTCTTTACGAGACATTTCATTTGCAACCCATTCTTTAGACTGATTGTTTTTTGGTTTAGAATTTACAAATTTAGCAACATCTTTATAAATTGCTTGTAATTCTTTATCCTTTTCATCTTTTGTTGCTTGATCTATATTTCTAGCATCAAAAGAATTATCGAACTCAACATAGTTATCACGAAACATCTTCGCCAGTTCAGGTCTTGCAGCTTGTACAGCATCCCATTTTTGTTTACGAATGTTTTCTGGCACTGTACGACCACCACGCTGACCACGCTCAATGTTTCTACTTTGAGATACTTCATCATCAGTGTTAACCATCACACACTTGGTTTCATACCCCATCTTCTCAAGAGTCTTCTTAATTTTCTTATACTTTTCGGGATCATCGCCTGTGCCATTAATAATCAAACCATTACGACCATGAAGTGCTAATCGTTGACGGAGTTCTGTAACATTCTTGGCACGTTTACGTGCTTCATTACGTTGTGCTTCTTCATTGTCTGGCATCCTCTTGTCGAGGTCTTCCTTATCCATCAAATACTCAAGTGCCTTGTCGGAATTAATCTCTACAAGACCATGACCATCTAATGTATTATTAAGGACATAATCCTTACCGGAACCTGGACCGCCAGCCAAAAAGACTGCTTTGAAAATGCCCTTATCATGGACACCTTCAAGTAATGTATCTTTTAAAATCTGATCGTAGTTTTTTTCTGAATCCATATCTCTATTTTATAAAGTAGAGGCAGGATATTTGGACGGAATTCGTTTACCGAATTCGTATTGACATGCCTCTATAGCAGTTTTTTATATTTAGGCATTAATAAATTTCCGTCAATCCAGTACCTGCCATGATGCCTTGGCAGTGGATCATGTCTAGTTCTACCAGTAAGTCCTTGTTTATATTGACAAAATGGGCATGTTCCGTGTCAATATGGGTCTGGTTGATTAGGTTGACATTGATAGAGCACAGATTCATATAGTTGTCTATCAGGGTTGGGCAGAGTGAGTACATACGGGTAATCAGCAAGTCTGTGGCAAACTCTTTACGGGAATCTGCTATCCATGTTGGCATACGTGTTTTGAACACATATTTACCGGAATGGTCATGTTCAGCAATATCAAATCCATCGGTCAGGATGGTGCGACCAGACAGTTTTACTATCCTATTGACTGATTCCATTACTTCTTTTAGTCCATCATCTTGCTTTAATAATAGCATAGTTTTAAAGAGCAACACATTTTCTGCTTCACTTTTTCTACCTGCGCTGGAGAATTGAAGTATTTCTTTGTCTTGTGAGAAATCTGCAAAGAAGTTTACATATTCACGAAGTGCTTTAACTTTGTCTTCTTCAATCTTGTTGGGTGATCCGTCTACCGTCAAAACTAATGCATCAGGCATCTTTTCACGAAGTGATTTTAATCCATCGATGGTTTGGTTGAATCGATCTTCCCGATTGATGATACCCATCTCAGGATTCAAAGCAGATGTTACTATGAATAGTGTTTTATTTTTTACTGGTGCCATTCTGTACTCGGAAACATTTTGATTGTTTTGTATTCTACATGTTCAGTCTTACAAATAAATGAAATCAGATTAGCAATCTCTTCTGGTTTCATAAACTTATTTGGTGCATTATTAGGATTGGTTCTTTGCATCGGTGTCTCAATACTACCAGGATGAATGCTAGTAACAGAAATGCCACGACTCTGTAGTTCTTTGCCTAACACACCTGCAAATGCGGTGAGTGCATGTTTCGATGCACCATAGATTGCTTCATGCTCTATTTCATACAAACCAGAAACTGAATTGATAAAGAATATGCGTGACCCTGATGGCATCCACTTCAATGCTTCATTGGTCACATACATGGCACCTTTGACATTGACATCAATCACCTTATCGATTGCTTCATGATTTTGTGCTGCAAACTTTCCACCAGTAAACACACCAGCATTATTGACTAGAACATCAGTGTATTGATTCGTATATTTGAATGCCAATCTAACGTCATCGTAACTTGAAATATCACATTCAACCCATGTAAAATCTTCTGGAAATTTCAAGAAACTTTCTGGTGGTTTACTGCGTGATAGACCATAGACATGATAACCATCGTCAATTAATTTACGACAAATCTCTGCACCCAAACCATAACTGCAACCTGTCACCACAGCATTTTTCTTAATCATGATAAGTCCTAAAAAGTTCAATTGCGTATTTCATCTCACTTTGGGTAATATCATTCACAATTTTATAATTACCCACATATATTGGCAACGGCGCAAACTGATTGCCATTTCGATGCTTGGTCGCATCTGCCAAACTTTGTTGAAGCAATTCTATTTTTGTGAAATCTTCATGATATGTTTTTAATTTTAATCGTTTTGCTAGATTGAATATTCGATTGAGAACACTCTGACCTATGTAACCTCGGAGACATGCAATACATGAACTGTATAGACAATCAAGTGCTACTGCTTCTCCATGCAGCAACATATTATCTTTTGTAAAGTATGGTGGATTATCGGGATCAAATGAATCTTTAACATTTGCCATTTCAATCACAGGACTGAATGTGTGACCAAAGTCTACACAACGATCAAGTTTTCTTTCCCACAGATTCGGACCAAGTTCAGCAATCATATCTGTGATAGCAAGATTGATTACACGAACTGGCACTGCACCATACTGAAACTTCTCTTCAATCAATAGTTCAGCATTCTCTTCGAGCAGAGCAAACAGTTCTGGTGATTTAATAATCGCTAACTTGAATATCTCAGCAATACCATTAACAATCTCACGTTCACTCTGTGTCTTGATAAATTTCTTGTCAATCAATGTAGCGATTGGTGGATAGTATGCACCAAGTCGATTGCGTCTTTCAAAATGATTGACTGCTACTTTTGAACCTACGGAAGCATCAACAATGGCCAGTAGAGTAGTTGGGACTTTGATGTATGGGATTCCACGACGATATATGCTGCAAGCAAAGCCAACAATGTCAAGCAACACACCACCACCAATGGCGATAATCGGTTCACGGCGTAACACCCCCTCATCTTCAAAAAATTGTAAAATATAGTCTGCATCTTCCCAATTCTTACTCTCTTCGTTAGTGTCTATAACCAACATAGAATATTTGACTTTGTGGGAATTAAAATATTCCATTAATTGTACAGCATAGAACTTATGTACATTTTGATCAATGACAATCATCACCCGATTATTGGTACTATATGATACCAAGTCATGGTTCGCAGGATTGAAAATATTAGCAGAGTATGTTAGTTTGAACTCTACTGGTAATTCTGTTTTGACTGTCCAAGTTCTTTTGAACTTGTCATAATCCATCATAAAATCATTCATTTAAACACCTTACTCAACAAATAACACGC